TATTAATAATTAAAGCATAGAGATTATGGCAGACAACGACAATAGATACAGGTTGTGGCAAACGATAAGCAAGGAGTATGACCTTCCTGACTACAATCAGTTCAGCAAGGATATGGAGGACGCAACGAAGCGCAGGTCCCTGCATGATGCAGTTTCAGCAGAGTATGACCTTCCTGATTTCGACCAATTCAGCAAAGATATGGGTTATGAGGCGCAGACTACTCAGCAAGGCAATCAGAACGCTCAGAATGCGAAGAAACCTCAACAGACTGCACAATCCTCTCATGTAGAGGAGGGTAGAGGTTTGTCAAGCGACAATGGGTACAGTAAACAGAAAACGGCATTCGACAAAGCGGCTGAACAAGCCTGGAACAAACTTGCCCATCAAGGCGGAATCAAGTGGACGATTGAAGGACATCCCGAAGTCAAGATGGTCGCAGTCACTGATGACCTTGTAAAGATTTTCCCTCAGCTGGAGCAATGGAGAGGATATCAGGTGCCCTTCAATATGAGCACAGGTACACCAATCATGCAAAATATAGATGACAAGGGCAACATCATAACACCAGACGAGGCGAGCGAGCAATACACTAAAATCCTCACTAACCAGGACTTTGACTATGTACCGAAACAGGAGACCGCAGCGGTGCAGATAGGTAGTGTTGTCAATACTGCGCTGAGCACAAAAGGCGGATGGCTCGACAGGATGGCACGAAAAAATATGGCTCAATATGGTGATGATTGGGAGCACCAGAAGTTTGAGTCAGATGGCAAGGAGGTAAGCTCATCTGACGTGTTCGGCAAGGTGAAGCAGACTATCTATGATTACTATAACTCTGTGCTAAAAGAGATGCGTAGCAACCTGATGTTTAATTCTGACGAAGAGAAACAGGCTTATGTGGACAATCTCTACAAGACTGGACAACTGAAAGAGGAGGACATCCCGAAGGCTAATGTGCTTCACTATGTGCAGAATGTTGATAAGGAAGAGCAGATTGAAGCGGTGAGACAGGCCACGTTGAATCGTCAGTTAGAGTTGGAGATGGCGCAAGAAAGGTTTAATCAGCTTCCGCAACGTGAAAAAGGCGAATCCGACTTTGACTATAATGACAGGATTCTTCATGAAGGTGCGTTATATGAACAGGACATTCGCAAACTCAAAAAACAGATTGCTCAATTAGATGCGGTCTCGGATGAACTGCAAGGCAACAACACATCATGGAAAGAGTGGGGACATGCCTTCGAGACATCTGGTATCGGCTCAATCCATGCCTGGGATTTGGGTGCCACAGACTTGAAGGATGCGATTGAATTGAATAAAGTCGCAAACGGCATGAAGAGAGGCATGCAGATGACATCATCGGACTACATGGCCCTGAGGGTAATGTCACAAGCAAACGAGGCTGACGCAATCGAAAATGCGGTGATGCCTGTGTCGTACAAGTCCAAGAAGGGTGGTTTCATCTCAGCTCCTTTCTCATTCGGATTCTTTGTCGGTGGAGATATTGCAGAGGGGTTAACATCAGCAGTCAATAAGGTTGCAGGGAAGGTAATCAGTAAGGCAGTCAAGGGTGCAGTCCTGAAGGCAGGAGGCAAGAAAGCATTGAGTGCAGCTACGAATCTTGCAGAGAAGGCTGCAAACACGAAATGTGTCAAGTTGTTCGGAATGCTTGCAAAGGATATTGAAAAGGCGGCATTTATGGAAAACACCACAGGTGCAGCAACAACAGGTGCAGAAATCCTCAACCGACACATCGGAACTGTCTCTGAGACCGATGATGGCTTTAAGATGGAGGGAGAGTCCCTGCCTACTGCTATCATCAAGGGTGAGATATCACAGAATATAGAGTCGCAGACTGAGTTCCTTGGAGAACATTTCCCCAGCTCACTGAAATTTATTAGGGGTATGGCGCACACCAAGGTCGGCAGTGCGATGGGACTTAGAAATCTCGCAGCATGGTTGACAAAGGTATCACGCACGGAATTCGCTACAACGCTTAAGAGCTATGCTACCAGAGCAGGGATTAATGGAGTGTTCGGTGAGTATCTGGAGGAGGTTGCCGGAACTGCCGAAAACGCTCTCTTAGTCGGTGATCAGAAGTTCTCCGACCTTCTCGATGTGAAGCAGCAGGAAGAGGTTGCAGGTTCGGTGGTATTGTCGTGTTTGGGAATGGGTATCTTTGGCACTGCAATATATTCGGGACAACGAGGTCTCAATATGCCAACTTACTACAGGCTTCAGCACCTTCAGAACAAGTGGGACAATGCAGGATTAGATTTGTTCACAGGTGATGAGTGGGCGAAACTGAAGGACAGGATTGACAACACGCCTAACGAGGGTATGAAATTCGTGATGGCGGACATCTTGAAGGCTGATAATATGACCGAAGAACAGGCGAGAGCTGCCTTTAACTATGCGAGATGCTCACTGACCTTGAGAGGCATGAATATCGGTGCTATGAAGGCTGCACAACTCGGTCTTACGGATGACCGACACATAGAGCAGGACAATGCTTATGTTGAGGGCAGACAGGCGAAAGATGAAGACAAACACGATATTCAGATAGAGTTTGAGGACAGGTCGCACGAACTTGCGGAAAAACTCGGCATCTCAGAGCAGCAGTTAGATAACATGAGCGATGAGGACTTAGAATCTCTCACAGGCAGGGATGACCAGCTTGACAATCTTATCTATGACTACCAGACATCTCACGCAAAATATCAAGGTGTTGTAGACAATGCTGATGATGAGATAGACAAGGCGGCACAGGAAGCTGCTCGTCAGACTGATATGGCAACCGACAAAAGCCGGGGTACGGTGCGCAATGCGACCATCAAGGCAGCGAAAGGAGAGGAAGACTATGGTGTGTATATCGTCAGCGGTAATGTAGCGACAAACGAGGATGGCTCCATCAATGTGTCTGAGAGCGATGATATGATATTGTACTACGACCCGAAATCGGGCAAGATAGAGCATTGTGATGCTATGCGTCTCGCAGCTCTGGGTGAGGAGGTCAATGCAGAGGATACACGTAATCAGGCGATTGCTGATGCAAAGGAGAAGGCTATACGCAAGCAAGCAGGAATCATAGACGGAACGGTAGGCGAGGGGACATCGTTTACCATTACGGACGCAGAAGGCAACGAGCATACCTACGAAGTACTTGCTGATAATGGTGATGGCTCTGCAATGATCACCATGGATGGCAATGTGCAGGATACTCCTGTATCGCTTCAGGACTTGCAGAATCTCAAGGATGCTGAGGAAGCCAAGAGACTTGAAGCAGCCAAGATGCAGCGTCAGCAGTACGAAGAGGAGCGTGAGAAGCAGAATGCTCCTGTAGAGGACAATCTTGACTACGCTGACATCATCAACACAAATGGCAATATAGAGATTGCCGAAGTGGTTGACGAGGAAGGCAATGCTATGTTCCCGGATGCGGAAGAGGTTTTCTTTGTGCAGAATCAGGGCAATAGGGCAAAGGTGATGGTGCTTGACAGTGAGGGCAATCTGCAACCGAAATTGGTCAAGAAATCATCAGTGCGGACGCTCGGTACAATGTCGGTGGACGAATACAGGCAGGGAAGGCAGCAGGCTCTCAAGGAGGCTGAGAATGCATCTGAGCCATCTCTTGTAGACGAGACCGAAACATCCAATAATGTTGTCCCGACAGGTAATATTACAACCGATAATACCACAACCGATGAGACTCAGCCGGGTAACGAAGCTGAAGTCACCTCATCGAACGAGACGCAGAACATATCTAACGAGCAGGAGAATACTCCTAAAATCACGCTTGAGGACGGAACGGAAGTCCCGATGCTTGAGGATGGCAATCCTGACTTCTCCCAGCTAACAGCAGGACAGGTAGCAGAACTATATGACTCCCAGTTCGGAGAGGACGCAGGGCAGATTATAACCAACAATGTTAACAGGTCGAAGAAAGCCCTTGACAAGGCGAATGCGATGACCGTAAGCGGAGGCAGCTTTGTTGAGCAGAAGGCAAGCAAGGAGGCGAAGGACAAGGCTATCGCTGAAGCAAAGGAGAAATATGACTCTGCAAAGGCTATAGAGGATGCCTATAACGAGAGGATGCTCGCCAAGGAAGAAGATACTCCAGAGGGCAGACAGAACCTAATAGAAAAGGCGAGGAGAAAGTTTAATCGTATGAAGGGCAGCGTGAAGGATAATGCCCAGGCAATTGCACAATTATACAATGAGACTGTCGGATCACTGCTCCATCGCCTGTATGACAGCACAGGCATAGATGTGTTTGATGATACGGCAAACACCGTTGACGAATATGTTGCAAGCAGTATAGCACCTTATAGCCTTAACTATGAGGGTACGGAGACATCGAAAGGTGTAAAGCAGGAAACAGGTTTGTCAAGGTCTGACTTCGCAAAGACTGGGTTTCTTGCAAAGGAAGGCAAAGGTAAGACAATAGGCCAATTGACTAACGATTTGTGGAGAGATAGACCTTCGAACTTGGAGAATATAACAGACCAAGACGTGCGCAACGCTATCATTGATTTGATAACGAGCGGTCAAACTGCTTTCGGGCTGAAGAACCACATCCAAAATCTACGTATCGCAGAGGCAGAGAATGTCCTTGAGCAGCAGAAAAGACAGGCTGATGAACTTGCTCATGCAGAAAAGCAGAAGGAGGAAGGGCAGGCTTCAACAGAACAGGCAGACGATAACACAGAAGAATCGTCTAATACTGAAGCAACTCCAGCTGATGCGCAGGAGGAAGACAAATTGGCCGATATTCCATTTGAGGCTCCGTCACCAGATGAAGATGCTCCATTCTCTGCAAAGGATAAGGCGAAAGACCCTCTGGAGGTCTGGAACAATATGACAGATGAAGAGAAGGCTGCGTATATAGAGAAGAATCGTGTAAAGGATACCAGACTCGTTGATGATGTTGTCGGGAAGAAACTGCGCAAGGCGATTGAGAAGATTGCGGAGATGATGGGAGCGACAATCCAGTGGCAGAGAACCGATATGATACGCAACGGATGGTTCAACCCTAACACCAAGACGATATATCTCGCACTCGATTCCTCAATTCTTGAAGGTGTTCAGTTCGTCTTCGGACATGAGATGACTCATGAGATCAAGTCGAAATCTCCTGTTATGTATGATGAGTTGAAAGGACTTGTCAAGGAGAAATATGGTGAGGAATTGTTTGAGGCGATAACAAAACGCAACGAGAAACGATATGCTGGTGTCGGGAAGACAGATGAAGACAGAAGCTATTATGAGGAAGAGACTGTTGCTGATGCCATCGGTAAGATGATAAACGACTTGAATCTGACTCATTCTATCGCTCTGAAGATGTCACATCCGTTGCTTGCCAAGATGCACGATGTGTTGCTGAAGATAAAGAATGCGCTTATGGCAACACCATACACAGACGATGTGAAAGGCATCATCCGCACGATAGAACAAGTGTATGTGAAGACTGCCAAAAGGGAAGCGATCAATACAGCAACTCAGGAAGGTGAAGGCGGTCAGAGATTGTCTTTGCGAGAAAAGCCTGCACCAAAAAAGACTCAAAAGGTGTACAAGCTGATGAGACTCGGTGAAGACGGCAAGTTGTATCCTCTCTTTATAGGTAGTGGTGCAGCGGTGGAACTTGGCAAATGGTATGATGCGGAATCTCCGAAGCTGCAAGACCTGACAAGTCTGTCATCTAATTATTATGTCGGCACAAGAACTGTTGAGGTGAATGGCGAAAAGGTGAAGGAGGAGTATAATTATGGCGCATACATCGTCAACAACGAGACCGGCGAAGCGATGTCGCTCGCTGACTTTAAGGCAAAGCACGGCAAGCAGTTCGCCAGAATGGGCAAGAATCCTAACATGGATGCGGTGAACTGGGCTACCGATAATGGATACAGATGGATAAAGATTGAGGAAAAGAACCAGGGACAGAGCAGATATAATGGTGAAGCTCGCAGTTACTACAACTATGGCATCAATGGCTCTGGTGCAGTTTCCACCTTTGCCATGAGACCAGGTTGGCATGCAGGCTCCCTCCCAACCATGAGGCAGATAGGTAAGGGCAGTGCGAAGAATCTCCGTGATGACACCTTTGTGTGGGTTGAGGGTGAAATCCCTGCTGACATAGACTATAATGAGGAGGCGCAGAAGAATGCCGACAAGGATATACCTGACCATATCCCGACCGATGGCTACTACCTTAAGGCTACGAATGCCAACAAGGAAGCATCGCAAGCGGATAGGGTAGGATGGTATGTTGCTGGTGCTTTCAGGGCTAACCGCATCATGTCCGACAAGGAAACGAGAGATGTCATTGACGAGTGGAATGCAGCTCACCCGGATGAAGAAAAGGTGGAATACGACTGGAAGCGTGAGAGCGGAAAGGACTTCAATGCTGAGACGATGAGCTTGGAAGGTGAGCCGAAGTTCTCGGTGAAAAGAAACGATAACCAAAAGCCTTTGTTTGGTTATTTCCAGGGAAGTATAAAAGACTTAATAGCAGCCACTAAGACGACTGGTAGTAATCTGATAAAGAAAGCCATATCTTATGCAAACGATAAACTCATAACAGATTTGAAGGCACATGGCGTGAATATAACAAAGGATTATAAGCATACTATAGACAATAACTCTATTAATCATGCAATGAATCGCCACTCTTCAGAGAGAGAAAAGTTACAAGGTCAAATTCCTATTACCGAGAATGATTTAGAAAATATTGGAGACGTTATTGACAATTATGATAGTATTGAAACAGAACGAAATAATCGTGGGCAAGATGTAATTATATATACTAAGCAATACAATGACGGAACAACTTACTACATAGAAGAAGTGCGTACAGATCGCAAAGAATTGGCTATGCAGAGTATTAGAAAAAGAAAAAACAGAAGATTCACCGACGCTAATAGCCAAGCTACGCAAATTTCGGATTTATCCTCTGTTTCTGCTGCAAATATAGACAATCCTTCTGAAACTTCAAAGCAAAACACAGAAAAATTCTCCCTTCGCTTGCAGAATGCCATCAGCGAGACCGACACAGAGCCGACTGAAGCACAGAAGAAGAGCGGCAACTACAAGAAAGGTCATGTCAAGTTCGGTGGCTATGACTATACAATTGAGAATCCGAAAGGCTCATATCGCTCTGGTGTGGACGAGAACGGCAAGGAATGGAAGCAGAAAATGAACGATACCTACGGCTACATCCGTGGAAAGTTCGGCAAGGATGGTGATCATCTTGATATGTTCATCAACGACAATGCTGACCTTGACAGTTGGAATGGTGATGTGTATGTCGTTGACCAGGTGAAACCTGATGGCAAGTTTGACGAGCACAAGGTGATGTATGGCTATGACTCGCTTGAAGAAGCGAAGAAGGCATATCTCTCCAACTATGAAAAGGGATGGACAGGTCTTGGCAATATCACTCCTGTAAGCAAAGCAGACTTCGACAAGTGGCTCGACAGGAGTAACCGCAAGTTGAAACCGTTCGCTGACTATGCTGACATAACATCTAAGACGGACATAGATACTGCCCCAAGCAGCTTTGAAGAGTTCTTGGATGCGGTACGTTACTCTATCCGTAACGAAAAGGAGAGAGCTGCTGCTGAGGATGCATACAATTTTGCACAAGAGAACAGGCCCGACAGATACTCTCGTTATGCCATTGTGAACATGGAGAAACCCGGAGCAGTGCCTCAATATCTTGAGAAGAAGACTGCTGCCGACAACTGGAGAAGGTATTACAACAAGTTGAAATGGGGTAACTACAAGTTGTTCGACCTTGACAAACCATTTGAGGACAACGTGAAGAATCTTGTAGGCAAGTTCCCGGAAACATTCAGAAAGGACAATAACGAAAGGTCATCCCTCAAGTCAGAGATAAACGGAGGAGAGCCAAAGTTTTCGCTGAAGGATGAAAAGACTCTTGCAGGAGTGCATAACATTACTGAGGAGAAATTGAGAAAGGTTTTGAAACTGGGTGGATTCGCCAATCCTTCTTTGGCTGTGATTGATACCAACAAGACTGGTCACGATAACTTTGGAGAGATTTCCTTCATCGCTCCTTCTGCCCTTTTGGATAAGCGTACTGGCAAGACAGCTGGTACTTGGATAACTGATGCCTACACTCAGCGTTATCCTTCCGTAGAGCGAGAAATGAGCGAAAAGGGGTATCGGAAGTTTGAAGACTGGGTTGATAGCCTTGATTACACAAGTGGAGCTAAGGCTGAGATTGAGAGACAGGCAAAGGATGCCCTAAGTGACAATAATGCTCCTGCTTGGGAGTTGATGTACTTGAAGGAAAAGGGTATTGATATTAAGGAGTATGATTCTAGAATTGATTATCGCTGGAGAGAGATTATCAGTGACCATCCTACTGCTGAGGATATTCTGAATAGTATGAAGACTGACCCTGAACTGAAAGAAAAGGTTACAAGTCTGGCTAAGTATGCCATCATCCATCCTACTTGGGAAAAGGTTTCTTTGGAGGTAAGAAGAAAGATGTATAAGGAGACTGGCGTTAAGGCTAGCCCTATCAATCCACAAGTAAGAAAACAGACTAAGGAAATCTTTGAGCGTGACTATGCGCCAAGTCTTCTTAACAAGAATGGTACACCAAAGAAATCCGATGTAAAGAAGGTTGTTGAACAGATGGTGAAGGAGCACAACGACACCAAGAAGTATGACTTCTATCTGTCTAAGGTGAAGGCTAGTAATTACGTCAACAAGAATGGTCTTTATGATGATTACATCAGATGGCAGGAGAACAAACTGGATGAGTTCGGAACGAAGAACCGTATCTTCCGTGGCTATACTAGGGATGGTTCCCGAAAGTATGTGCCTGAAACTCTTGAAAATGTTTCAAAGGTTATGAGGGAAGAAGCAGATGGGCAGACTAATGGAAGCGAATATACCTCGTTTGGTAGCTTTATCGCAAAGTTGGCTAGTCGTGTTGATTCTACAGACGAAATGCGTGCCAACAAGGATAAGTTGTCTTCTAATAAGGATAAGGAAGAATTTTACGAGAAATGGAATGAGGTTTATTATGACCTTGCCAAGTTCTTGTATAATGATGTGTTCTATGGTGAGCAGAGACTTCACGATATAGTATTACAGTCTGATCCTAAGAAGTATGCCAAGAAAGAGTATGGAATTACCCTTACTCCTACCTTCATGAAGAAACTGGATGCTTTGAAGAATGCAGTACGGACTGAGTTGAAGAGTGCATACTTTGAGACTAAGTACAACAGACCTCTTCGTCTCAACGAGTTTGCTGCTGCCGTGGTTCCTGATAACTTGGGCGAAGATGTACGCAAGGGTATAGAGAATGCAGGCTTGCCAATTTATGACTACGACCCGACCAAGGAAGGTGACCGCAGTCGTGCCTTCAATGAAGCTATCAATAGTAGCGACAATATCCGTTTCTCTCTGAAAGAAGAAAAGGAGAAGATTGTGGCTGATGCCAAGGCGAACGGAACCTATATGACTGCTCCTAATGGTGAGAAGACCAAACTGAATGCAGAACAATGGGTAACTGTCCGTAGTACCAACTTCAAGAACTGGTTCGGTGATTGGGAGAATGACCCTGAGAATGCTTCCAAGGTGGTAGATGAGAATGGCGAACCTATGGTGGTTTGGCATGGAAGAAGTGCTGAGTTCAATACCTTTGAGAAGAAGGAAGGTGTCCGCTTTATCATGGGGCTTGAAGATAAGGTGAAGGCAGAGGGATTCTTCTTCTCTCCTAATAAGGGATTGGCTGAGGAGTTTGCGTCCAATTCGTCTAGACATCGTGGTGGAAAGGCTAATGTGATTCCTTGTTTCCTGAATATACGAAAGCCGATGGATTTGACCAGAGAAGACTATGATAGAATCTACGAAGATGTGACTGGCTGGGACTACATCGTTGGCATGGATACTCAAGACAATCTTTGGGGTATCATGGATGAAGAGGGCATGGCTGACAAGATTAAGGAAAAAGGCTATGATGGAGCCATCTTTGTTGAAGAGGTGGATGATAGCTATGAACCTACCAAGATTTCCTATTGTGCTCTGGATGCCAACCAAATCAAGTCTGCCGAAAATAACAATGGTGATTTCTCTGCCGACAATAATGACATTCGTTTCTCTCTGAAATCAATGATGGAGAAACCTGAGGGATGGAAGCAAGCTAACAAAAAGGCTATACATATTGCAGAAGCTATTGAGCGTGACCCTAAATTCTCCTTGAAGAACCTTGATGGCACTCTCATTAAGGCAGGAACTTACTTTAGCGGTGGCGGTCTTGTTGAGGAAGGCTTGAAGGGTATCATCGACCCAGTGGTGGCAGTAGAGTATGACGAGAAGATAAGCGGTGTGTACCGTAACAATTTCGGCAACCATATCGTGACTGCCGATGTGCGTGATGTAGACCCGAAGGAACTTGTAGGCAAGATAGACGGAGAGGTGGAGTATTTCCACGCATCCCCGGTCTGCAAGAACTACTCTCTGGCGAAGAACAACCACGAAGAGCTGGAGCTTGACAAGGAGACTGCTGCAAGTACTGCTGAGTTCATCAGCAAGGTTAGGCCGAAGGTCGTGACGATAGAGAACGTGAAAGGTTACAAGGACTCTGAGGCCATGAAGACCATCACCGATGCCCTTGACGAAGCAGGGTACAAATGGGACGCTGATGTATACAATGCAGCCGATTATGGCGGCTACACCAACAGAGAGCGTCTCATCGTGAGAGCAGTGCGTGACGGAGAACTTCCAGCAAAGCCAGAGAAGCAGAAGCGCAAGAGCGGATGGTCTGAGGCAGTTGAAGACATCATACCGACACTGACGGAGAAGAAGAACGGTGTAGCTCCCTGGATGGACGAGAGACTCAAGGCGGACGGTATAGACTGGAGGCATATAGACAAACCATTGTATGTGATGGGAAGCGGATATGCCAACGGTACTGTTCCGCATGCCTTCGCTGACGAGCTGCTGCCTACATTGCGCACCAAGAGCGGAGATGTGATTGTGATGCCTGATGGAAAGGTATACCGTGCGATGGGCAGGGTACTCGCAAGAGTTAGCGGAGTAAGTGACGATTACCAAATGCCTGCCTCAGAAGCATTGAGTCACACGATCATCGGCAACGGCATACCTACCCAGTTGACGGAGAATGTCATCGCTCCTCTTGTACGTGATGTGTTGCACCCTGAGGTGGAGGAGAAGGCATCATTGAAAGATGCAGAGTATCTTGAAGCTGTAAGAAGTGGTGATATGGAGAAGGCTCAGAAGATGGTTTATGACGCTGCAAGAGCAGCTGGATATGTGAACGGCACAGAATATCAAGGCGAAGGCTCATGGAACGCTCCTTCAGCATCTGTCGAGAAGAAGGACTTTGCAAATCTTGATGCACTACGTGAATCTGTTGAGGAATATAGCGGAGATACAAATGTATATGGTATCATCAACGGTGTCACTACAAATGATGATGACTTCTATTACAATCCGGGAAGAGTCGGCTTTAGGGATGCTGCTGCATCGGAAACATCTTCAGTCTTGAGAAGACTAAGATACGACAAGGCTGATGCCAACACGAAGGTTAAGGTGTACCGTACTGTTCCTGCTGACGTAAAGGGCAACAATCTTATGTCGGGAGATTGGATAGCTCTCTCAAAACAATATTGCATCGAGCACGGTAACGGACGCTATGGTGAAGGTGGTTATCGTATCATTGAAGAAGAAGTGCCAATCAAGACGATATGGAACGACGGCAACGACATGAGGGAGTTTGGCTTTGATGACGGCAACAATAATGAAGCAGAGAAAAATGTTCCGAATAATAGGAAACTGCTTGATGCGGTTACCTATGATAATAACGGCAATGTCATTCCCTTGTCAGAAAGATTCAATGAAAGCAATGATGATATAAGGTATTCATTGAAGAATAAAGACAGGAAACAAGCCCAACTGGATATTATATTGAAGACCAATCCGATGTTGGATGATTACCATACTGGCATCAGGAAGGTAGAAGACATAAAGACCCTGGGAGAATCAGTTGAGGAAGCTCGCAGTGAAGCGGAGAAGTATGGCGATGACGAATGGTCTGCTTATCCTGACATTACGAACGACATGTTGCAGAATGCCCTTGAAACTGGTGAGATAACCATATACAGCAGCAAACCTATCAAGAATGGCGTGTTTGTCACTCCGTCCTATATGCAAGCATCCGACTACGCAGGAGGAGGCAACGTGTATGAAAAGACTGTGCCGTTGACTGATGTAGCCTGGATTAACACGGATGAGGGACAGTATGCCAAAGTAGATGGTGAAAGATATTCGCTGAAGGAAGTGAATGACAAGTTCAATGATAGACTTGCGCAATTAATAGAGAATCCGAATCAAAAGGATAGGGTTCTTCATTTAGGCCGTTCAAGCCAGTTCTTAATAGATGGCGGTATTGCAGATGCTGAGATAGAGTTGGACTTTGATAAGTTTGTTCGCAAATCAAGCGAAAAATACAAGAACAACCATCCGTTCTCGGCAGGCGATATAAAAGATTTGCCCAAGGCAATAGCTTATCCTGTTGCTGTCTTTAATAGTACAACAAAGAAAGATCATGTCGTTATGACTGAACTTAATCATGATGGAAAGAATTTCATCGTTGCAATTAGAGCAACAGAACAAAACAGGAAAAACAAAGTTGTTCTTGAAGTAAACCAAATTACATCATTATATCATAAAGGAGAGCGAGGTATAATATATTGGATAAACAATAACAAACTGAGCAATGTTGATAAAGAGAAAGCCCTCCACTTTATCGAGGCACTCCAGCCCCATGCTGGAACCTTAACAAGTGAAGAGCTTTCGTCTGCTGCAAAAATAGTCAGAAATTTTGTAAATCCAAAGCAAAACGATGGAAATCTGCAAAAAACTGAAAGATATTCCCTCCGTGTAGACCGATACCGGGATGAACTGAATCAGTGGAAGAAAGACAACAACCTTCCGAAGGACGCAGAGAGACCGCAACTGCCTGTAAGAGAACCGAACGAAAGTGCAGCGGACTTCCTTAAAAGAGTGAAGGAATATCGCAAGCAAGCAGCTCTGTGGGCAACGACACCGACATATGAAGACCATCTGCTCACTTCCGACACTGCACAGGGACAGTTCAACCTTGAGATGCAGCGCAAGGCAGTGCTTACACGTATAGTCATACAAGACTCAATGCTCGCCATCCGCAAGGCACAGGAAGCCATCATGAAAGAACATGGTGTTGACAAACTGAATTCTGCTGAAGACGCATATACGGCAGAGAACAGAAGCCATGGCAAGGCAAAGAACGAGTTTGAGGAATACAATGACGAGTTCCTGCAACCTCTGCGCAAGGCATACAACGAACTGATGCTGAGACTCGGCAAGAGCTATGACAACGTGAAAGTGTATATGATAGCGAAACACGGACTGGAGCGCAATGCATATATCGCCTTCAAGTATGCTCTTGACGAAGACTATGAGACGAACGAGGAGCGCATGAATGCCTATAATAACTACAAGGCGGATATGGACAGGCTCAACAACGATGCTGACTTTGAGGCAGGAAGAATAGACTTTGCAGCATGGAAGCAGAGAGACGGTTTCATCCGAACAAAGTATGCTCCAAGCTATTTCAAGTTCCGCTTTGACGAGAACGGCAAGACCATGGACTACTCAGGTCTGTCAGCCCTGTTTGACGCAGATGACTATGAAGGAGCAGCAGCCGACTTGGTGAAAGATGTGGAAGATGCCAATCCTTACTTCACCGATGAGCTGTGGTATGCAACAAATGACGCAACGAAGAAGATTCTGCGAGACAGTTACAATGCCGGGATGATGACGGAAGACAATTTCAATTTCGTCAGCGGTATGTACAGGAACTACATCCCTCTCCGTGGTTGGGGTGATACCAATGCAGACCAAGTGTGGAACTATGTCGGTGGTGGCAAGGGAGCATTCAGTCAAGTGGTAAAGGAAGCCAAAGGCCGTAAGTCTCTTGCCGATGACCCTATCGCCTATATAGAGAATATGGCAGAGAGTGCAATCCTTATGAACAACAGGAACTGGGTGAAGCAGCATCTGCTCCTGCTTGCACAGAACCATCGCACATCACTGCTCCACGTGAGCAAGGCATGGTATATCAAGACCAAGGATGCACAGGGCAACGAGGAATGGATACCAGCATCCCCCCAGATTACTGAAGGTATGACCAGCAGACAGGTGGAGTTGGCTCTTGAGGCTTTTGAGCAGAAGATGGAGCAGATGAAGCAGAACGGAGAAGCGACACAGAAACGTGAACATCTGGAGATAAGCTATCCGCAAACCAACGGTGAGGAGCGTGAGCATGAAGTGAGAGTGATGAAGGGAGGCGAGGAATTCGTGATATATGTGAACGGAGACCCACAGCTTGCCCAGGCAGTGAACAACACAAGGGCAAGAAAAGTCCGTGAGGGCATTGAGGAGAGTGTTCCACAAAGAGTGCTTGCAAGGACAGGCAGATATATGGCTGCTGCCTATACATCCAGGAATCCGTTGTTCATTCCGTCCAACTATATGCGAGACCTCACGATGACACTTTCTTCAACGGCAATCCGTGAAGATGCGAGATACAACGATCTGCTGAGACGGAATATGCTCAGACACTGGAATACATTCCCGATGGTGCTGAGTTACCAGAACGGCACTCTAAGAGAGAAGGTACGCAATGGCAGTGCAAGTGAGGTAGAGAAGATGTTCTACGACTTCATGATGAACGGTGGTGAGACAGGATTCGTGACATCTGTTGATGTTGAGGACTTGAAGAAGAAATTCAGAAATGACCTGAAGGACTTGAACCGAATGGCTGCAAATCCGAAGAAGGTAGGGCATATCATCATGGACAGCATCGAAACCCTGAACAGGGCAATCGAGGACAGTAACCGATTCATGGTCTATATGACATCAATCCAATATGGCAGGAGCATAGAAGAGGCAGTCAACAATGCCAAGGATGTGACTCTGAACTTCAACCGCAAGGGAACAGGCGAGCACGGATGGCAGGCTATCCGTGACATGTTTCTCTTCATCAATCCAGCTGTTCAGTCACTACAGACTCTTGGAGCATTGGCAAAGCATCATCGGTTCAAGTTTACGACAGTGACTACCGGGTGGTTGGCAACAGGTCTCTTGGCACCGATGCTGAACAACTTGCTGATGAGTTTCTTCGGTGGTGATGATGACAAGGACAAGTATTGGCAGTTCACGAAATGGGACAGAAGGAACAATTTCATAATGTGGATTCCGTTCACTAAAGAGTTCGTCAAAATCCCTCTCGCACAGGAGTTCCGTGGCTTCTATGGTGTAGGTGATATGATAGCCTCAAAGTTATGGGGAGGAGAGAAAGCGGAAGAGAGTTGGAGAGATTATGCATTGGACTTGATGGGGCAGATAGTGGATATGCTTCCACTCGACCCGACAGGTTATGATGGCAATATAGGTTTGGCTCTAACACCAAATGCAGCTCGTCCAATAGGAGAGTTGGCATTGAATGTAGACTTCACAGGCAAACCTATCTTCAAGGATTCCGAATACAACAAGTACGACCCGAACTTCACGAAGGCTTATGTCGGCACTCCAGACTGGCTGGTGCGCATATCAAAGATGGTGAACAGCATTGACAACAAATACCCGGATGTCCAGCAGAATGCGATTGACAGATTCGGTGATCCAAAGTTCAATCCGAACAATCCTGCTGTCATTGACCATTTGCTTTCGTCATATCTCGGTGGCTCATACACTATGGGAAGCCAGATTCTCGGTGTGGCAACAAAAGCGTTGAACGGAGATGACATCAAGATGGCAGACATACCTTTGGCAAGCAAGTTCGTTTCAAATCCCGATGACAGACCTGTAAGCAAGAAGCAGGGAGAGGAGTTCTGGGATATGAAGGAGAGACATGACAGAGCAGCCAATACTCTGAGCAAGCTGAAGCAAAAGGCAAAGGTTGACGGTGACTACTCTACACTTGACATATTCTTCGGTTCTGACGAATACAGACAATATAAGGAAGATGACAAGAAGGTCAAGAAGTATGAGGAAGACCGCAAGAAAGAAAAGGCACAGGAGACAGGAGTGGAATACCGACCGCACAAGACAACTGCCGATGATGTCTACAAGTCCCATGCTACTCCGAAGGATGACTTTGAAGATATGAAGATGAAGCAGCTTTATGAGAAGCTGAACAGTTACAAGATACGCTATGAGGCTATTGACGGAATATCAGGCGAAAGGGGTGATGCCTACTACAAAGCCAACAAAGCTGCCATTGATGCAATCGAAGAGATAGCATACGACAAGTCTCAGATAGCAAGCATCAAGAAAGGATTCCTTTCAGATGGGCAGAACACCTATGATGCAGACGGAATGAAGGATATCCGGGAACTGAGAAAGCGGATTCTTGATGTTCTTGAAAAGGCGAACAAGGTAATGTTGAACAACAGGAAATAGCAGAATAAAAAAGGCGAGGTAGAAATGAATCTATCTCGCTTTTAAGTGTTACAGGTTACTGTATTCCTCAACCGCATTGAAGCAGGGACAGCTCTTCTGCCAGTTCTTGGGATTGTCCTCTCCCCAGATGCTACGGTGGCCCATTATCTTAGCATCGGGATATTTCTTATGGAGTATACCAAGCAACTTCCGTAATGTAGCCTTCTGAGCAGGAGTCCTGTTGTCTACAGGTATAACACTCTTGTTGGGCCGTTCAACTCCTCCCACATAAGCCACATTGATGGCGGTTGCATTATAGCCCTTCACACCATTACTCACCTCTTCCACTGCGAGCATCTGATGTATGGCTCCATCTGCGGTTATTACGTAATGGTAGCCGGGTTGTTTCCATCCTTTATGACGAAACTCTGTCCATAGTTCCTTCACTCCCCAGCTCTGCTTGCTCGCCGTGCAATGCACGAAGATACGTTCTATCTTTCTCATATCTTTTACACCCTCTTCACTGTTATCTTAATATCTGTAGTTTCAGCCCAAAACTCTACAATATTCATTTTATTTGCCACAGGTTTATAGGATTGCATATAATAGGAATCATCTGTAGAACCATTCTTTGGTATTCTGCCTATTTTCAATGGTGTATCTACAAAGTTATAAATTCTCATTTTCCATTTAGTCAGGTCACCTACAGTTTCTCCCTTATATACCTCCATAACAGCTCCATCACTGCCAATACCTGTAGAATCCACTACTATACCGCCAAAGGTATGTGTTGAATTATTCTTAGTCTGCTTTACCCAAGGAGAGTAAGTAATAGGCATGCAACATTCCACCAGACTACCACCATAATATCTGTAGAACTTACCGTTTGAATTGCATACAAAGAGTCTATCTGTACGTGGTTTCATGGTAGATTGATTCACATAGTCTGCACTGTCTGTCCAGTTGGCAAAGTAACTGCCTGTCTTTGTATGGGCAACAAACTTCTGCCTTGAATTGTCATATACAATATAGTCCCATTCAGTAGTAGAACTGTTATTCAGAGTACTTGCTACTCCCATCCTAAACTCCTGGATGGCTCCCATTATAGGAAGATTCTCTCTTGGCACTCTGCCACCATTATCAAGAGGAGCCACCCAGTCTGGTTGTCCTATATAGTCAATGAGGACAACATCATCTGTATTTGCCTTCTTGTTGAGTTCCCTCTTTATATTACTGAAAATCCTCTTAAGTAGAGAACTGGTCATCTTTATTATATCAGCCATAGTTTCTTCATTTGAATTTAAAAAGGGAAGGAAGTCAGTTATCCGACACTCCTTCCCATTGTTGAATTAAAACGTAAACTCAGTAATCTTCCTCACTTAGGAAAGTGTATCTGGAGCAGTAGCCCACAGGTTGTCAATCTCTGTAGGAGTCAGATCCTTGAATTCAGCCTTGAAGCTATTGAATCCTGCCTGTGTCTGATAAGTACTTGCAATGTTATTGCCATTGCCATCCTGGGTTGCACTTGTTGCTGAAGTGGCAGTCTTGGCATTGCCCTCAAGAGCACCAGTAAATTTAGCAGCCACCATCTCACCTGTACCTACACTCAGCACACTGCCCTTTGGAGTGAAAGTCAGACCTTTGAGGTAAACACTCTGTGCAGCCTTGCCGTCAGTAAGACTCTTCTCAGCAGAACCAAGGATAGGATAAGCATTGGCATCTGACGTTGGCAACATCGCCTGATAAACATTCTGGTCTGTCCAAGGAACACTTACTGTAGCTGCACCTGTAGAAGCATTTACATTCACACCATAGGTCTTGCCAGATGTAGTTCCAGCCTTGATAAGACCCAATGTTGAACCTGCAATCTTGGTTGCATCAACCTTCTTTGCAATAGCATCATGGATAGGGTTGCCTGCTGTGTTAGCCTTGGTGCTATCACTTGTGTTGTCCACATTGCCAAGACCTACCTGTGTCTTGGTTACTCCATGAGGATTGCTCGTATTACCTGTATGAGCAGTAAGGTCTGCAGCCTTGGCATAAGGAGCAAGATCCATCTCTGCCTTATACTCACCAAGCTTCTCAAATTTGTCGGTGCCATCTACAGTTACCTTGATATACTCAGCATAGGTGTTCTGGGTTCCGCTTTCACTGGATGCTACCAAATAAATCTTGCTCTTTGAAGCTGTTGCCACATCAGGAAGCTTAGTGACAAACTCTGCTACAGTGAAGTCAAGTTCAATGTTGCCACCATTCTCAAGTGACTGACCATTGATTGTTGCAAGAGCACCCTTTGCAATTTTCTTCTTTGCCTCTGCAAGTGCTCCTGCTGCCGCTGCCACACCATTGTTTGCAATGTTAGCAACATTGGTGATTTTGCCATCAAGAGTAGTCTCTGAAGCCTTGATAGCCAGCTTGACGTTTGTACCAAATCTTTTAAGGTTCTCGTCTGTAATGTATTTTCTTTCTGCCATAATAATATGAAAAATTAATGATTAATATTTGTTTCTGATTTATGCGTTCCACAAGGTGTCAATCTCCTCATTTGACAATGAAGCCAAGTCTGAGTTCTTGACATAAGTAGTCTCTGCAACTGTAGTGTCTACCTTCTGTGCAAGCTTGGTGTCAATGCCTGAAACAGCATCATTCAAGGCTGTTGTTGTAGCATAACCTGAAAGGTCTACTTCACCACCTGTACCCTTGAATTCACTCCAGCCTGCAGCTTCTTTTCTTTTACTCCAGTCCTTCAACTGATAAAGGGCACCATTTCCCTTGCCATCAGCATCCACCACATACCATAACTGACCTATTGCATCACTGCCAGTATTATCTCCACTTGCAGACAACTGCCAGTCATTCAGAGCATATAGTGCAGTGAGGTTGGCTACAGTCCTGTGACCACTCACTTCATCTGCATAGACAATACCATAGCCTGTTGAAGTATTATTGTTAGTGCGAAGAATATTCGCCTGTCCTAAACCTTTTCTTACTGTCATTTTCAATCCTCCTGTTTAAGCCATTTCAAGTTTAGCATTAGTGAAAGCACCACGCTGCACACTTGTATAAACATTATATTCCAACTCTTTCTTGGTCTCTGGGTCTGTCACAGTGACCTTTGTAAGATTGAAGCCTCCGTCAAGCAATGGGGTGGCATCATTCATCACAATCTTGCTGAGGTTGCCAAGCACTGACGGATAGGCATACATATAATAGCTTGTGCTGTTAGTAGTGACACCTGTAGCCGTCTTAGACTTGCCATCACGAAGCTCATACTTCTTGCTTGGTGTTGGAACTACCACACTTGTCAGAAGACTTGTCAGAGTGCTTGCTGATGGAGCAGCTTCTGTTACTGACGCTGCAACACACTTATACTGGAAATGTACCCTTGCTGATGCAGAAGAATAGTCAAGGTCTGTACTGTCTGCCTGGCGGATAATGCCATTTGCAAGCACAAGTCCCTGCTTCTTGGCAGATACCTTTGCAGTGAATGTCCTGTCAGAAGTTATGTTCTCCACTGTAATTTCCTCTGAGAATTCTCCACTCTTAGGCAATGCCTTGGCTGCCCAGTCTCCACCTGCCACTGCTGTAGGTGCCTTATGGGCATCATCCTTTGTCCACTTGTACTTTCCTGCAAATGTCACCTTATAACCATAGATGGTGGAAAGGTTTGACGTTGAAGGGAAAGTGAGAACTTCACCTGTCTGGGTGTATGCCTTCCAGCTTGGGGTAATGCTCAGTGATGCCAATGGAAGGTCTCCTTTAAGGATACCCTCAATCTTCTCTGCATTTGCTGCTCCCTTGTTTCCGGGATATGCCGTACTGTCTGTTTCACCAAGTACTACTCCTCCCGAACTTATTTCCACAAGTTCGCTGCCGCTCCAACGGTACTGCTTGTTCCCTGTCGTGTCAATGTAGATTTTACCGGAATAGGGTACACCAGTGGTGAGTTCCTGAAAATTCTCTCTCTCAGACCAGTTACTATACACCTCCAAGAGCTTTGGTTTTGCAGTTCCCTCTGGTGTAAGAGCTGAACTGTCTTCTACCTCTACACCTTTGGTAGCATAGAATTTCTTGGTATTACTGTCATAAATAACTTTTGTCCACTCAGCCGTAGAGTTCTGTAGAATCTTGATACCCTTGTCGGGCATACCTCCAAATTCCACAACGTCATCCACATAGGCTGGCAGCATTCCTGAAGGAACCTTGCCGTTCACCAACTGTGCATAGTCTCCCTTTGCCTGCTTTTCTGATAGAGCAGACTTTAACTTGCTTACCAGGTGCTCAAGTCCTGTGTCATTTAAATATTTTCTTTCTTCCATACTTTATTTAAAATAAGTTGTCAATTTCTGCATTTGTTATCGGGGTGTTGGCACATTGGTTGTAACTGAATGATGTCCATTCGCCCCATCCATCTGCCCTATGCACACGGAAAAGGATGTTATATTCCGTATCGGTTCTCACCTTGTTATTGGAATCTATACAAACTGCGCCCATCAACTGTTGGACTCCAATATGATTCTCCCAATCACAGACATAGTTGTAACATTCTATGTTTACGCCATCACATCTGAGTTTGCATCTGCCTATGAATTTCGTGTCCTTATTCTGGTCAAAGGTGATGGCAGCGAGCCAAACATTGAGAAGAAGCATTATGCGGTCATACCGTTCCTGACCTGTCAAACCCTCAACAGATTGCATAAGGGCAAAGTCCTTTACAAACAGAAAGTCATCATCATAGGCACTTGAATGGTCTCCTCCCTGGATATTGCCCAATACGTCTTTAATCTCATTAAGGTTCTCTTCAACGCTTTTGCCATCGAGTCCCTTGACGAATCTTGCAAAGGTCAGAGTCATGTCTTTCCTTGAACTGACCAGTGTGTTACCGTATTTTAATTCTCCTGCCATATCAATCTCCTCCTATAGTATATATATTGTCATCTCCAGCAACAAGTTCATCGCTCCAGTAATAATACAGGCCGTCAGACTGTGCTGTATTGAAAGATGTAGGAAGCCCTGCCTGCATGATTGTGATAGGCTCTGTACAAACGAACCATACCCGGCATTTCTCATCTGTTGTCGTTATAGTAAAGCTGCGACCAGTAACGAAGGCTTTTTCAAGTGTCAACTCATCCAAGTTAATCTGGGAGACATCCGATGCCGATGAGCTGCCGTACCAGAATGTATAATCGTCAGACTTGCCAGAGCCATCAGTGGTGATATAATACTTCAGATTGTACAAACCGCAAGGCTCACCATCAATAATGCCAAGTGGAATCTTCGACTGCCTGTTGAATGGTACGATTGCGAACATATTGCTTTCGCAGCTTGACAAGAACATTCCGTCAGCCTTCCACGACACCTTTATCGCATAGCGGCCGATTTCAATATTGTCCGGGAAGTCACATATCAACTCATTGTTTACATCTTCCGACACTTTACATCTTAGGTTGATTTTTTCGCAAAACCCTCCAATAAGTTCAACTTTAATGCCGGAAGCTTTGTTCATATCGTAATCAACAATAGAGTTACTGTTCTTGGCAATTTGAAGTTTGCTTACCAAGATATGCAACCTAAAGCTATTTCCTTTTACAATCCGATATATCATGTGATGTTCTTTTTCGGCAAAGATAGGAGAAAAAACATTCCCCTATCTTTTATCCGTTAATAACCGAAACCAATATTATTCAAGTCCCTTCCATCTCAGGAATTTCCTCTTTCTGCTCAGCTGCGCCTTCCTGCTCTTCGCATTTGTGTGGTATACGCAATCATGGAACAGGTCTTTAGGTTTAGCGTCTTTCGGAGTCAGTCCGACCTTGCGATATGCAAGATACTGATTTCTGTTAATGACCATCAGTTTTCCGCTCTGCATCGGAAGAACGTAATAGATGTCACCATCCTTGGATGATGCCTTCAGTGCCGCAGCCTTGGCTTTGCGGTACATCAACTCGCACTTGATGCGCTTGACAATTTTTCTCAATTTCATAATCGTTGAATTTAAGTTATACTTATCCTATAGTAGCTGCCGAAACAGATATTCGTTTCGTCAGTTGTCTCGTCTCCAGTGTTATCATTTGTGGCATCTCCATTTCGTTGAAACAGATATGCAGACCTATGGCTCTCGTCATCAGCAAGTCATCATGCTTTCCGTCAGCGGCTTCATAGACAGTGCCGTTCTTTTCGTAGGTCAGATATTCGAACAGGCATCTCTCGTCTCGCTCCACATACAACTGCTCACGTATGACCTGAACCAGAACAGATATGACCATCGGCTTTGTCGCAACGTTCGTGTGGAATCCGTATTTGACAGGGACTTTGTTCTTGATGTCAGACTCGCTCTGCTTGCGAGCATACAGGTTGTCGTATACATCCTTTATCTGATTCAAGATAAACTCCGACTGATCACCACCTTCAAGAATACGTTCTTTGTCCTTGGTCTCAAGCGTGTTGGACTCTATGACAAGAAGAGCATTGTCGTAGTACTTGGCTATCTGAGCAGCCTTCCATGCCAGCAAGTCCATATCAATATGGCCATACCATTGTGCAACGACATACGGTTTTCCGCCTTCCATCATCCAGTACCTGTCGAAGACAACGATAACAGACCAGTCAGCACCCTTGCTTCTGCCACCGATATCAACGACAACCAGATATCGGTTCGTGACCTTGCAATCGTCAAAGTATTCCGGCTTGTTCCATATCCACAGCTGTCCCTGCTTGTCCTCACAGAACCTGACGTTCTGCATACATTTCCTGCCCTTGTAGCCATCGCCATATACATCACCAATGAACTTGGGAGCCCTGCATCCCTTCTTGAACTTGTCAACCTTGTCTTCAGCGAACACCCTCGCTCCTGAATGCTTGAAAGCTTCAATGTCATCGGTAGGATATCCTGCTGCCATATCCGCATGGTCGGTGAATTTCCTACGCTCTGCGATATACCAGTTGATGGCTTCAAGCGGTGCACCAAGCGTCCACAACTTCCACAGGTATGTACCCGGTTCTTCACGGTCAGACATCGCATTGTTGTTGTTCCTGTTTTCATACAACCATTTGGCGAACTGCTCCTTTTCCTTCCTTGTACCGAAGTCAAGGTGGTACATATCATATATCTCAAACCAAGGAACGAAGAAGGGTTCGAACTGGGATTTGCCATCCTTGGCTGCAAGCCATTCCCTGTGGAAAAAGTTTCCTGTTCCGTTGGCAGTGGACTCAATAGCAATCATCGTCATCGGACGATACAGGATACCATTGGTCGCATTCTGAATGACCTCTTCAGGAGACTTACCATCGGTCTTCTTCCACAGTCCGACCTCAGACAGGTGTACCAAGTTGTAGTCCTCACCATTGGCGGAAAGCGGTCGCTCCATTGAACCGACCTTGATCTTGCAGAAACGTTGTGGAACTTTCTTGACATTGCCGGATGTTCCGACTCCGACAAACTTAGGCTCGTTGTCGGAATAAGCCTCGCCCATCTCATGCAGGAACTTGGTGGGGAAATTCTTCAAGGCTTCATCAAACATTCCTCGTATCGTCTCTGCCGTGTCCTTGACCTGTGCTACAATGAGAGAGTTGAGACCTTTCATCCACATTAATTGCAGCCACAACATATACATCTGTATTACTGTCGAGCCTCCCCATTGTCTTGCCTTCAGCAGTATGAGACGAATCGGTTTCCCTTTCTTCCTCCTCTCTTCCAACCAACGGAGCAGTCTTCTCTGAGGTCTTCTGAGGACAAAGCGGAATGGCAGTCCTCCTCCTTTTGGTTTGATGTAGATGAAAACCGCAAAGAAGAAGAACGGATCATACTGCATGCGAAGCCGTATGAACTGTTCTACTATCTGTTCTCTGTCCGATTCATAGTTCCGCTCTATAGGAGGCTCGCCATTTCTCTCAGCCTCCCTGTCGCATTCATCATACAGCTCGTCAAGATATGCATCAACACTTCCAGCTTCAGCGAGCTGCTTGATGAAGGGATTGCTTTTCAGTTCGGTCGGCAAGTACTGGTCTTCAATCGGGAATCCGTCCAGATGGAAATGGAATCTCCTGTCTCCACAACCAGTACCGACAACCGGGTTGAATTCCGTGGAGATAGCCTTGATTCTCTTCTCGTTCTCTTTGAGAATCAATTCCGTGTGCTTGTCTTTCACTATCTGTCTTGGCATAATGGCGCATTTAGATAACCCCACAAAAGACCAAGTACATAACAATAGATGTGGACTCCAATTGCCATGCAAGGAAACACAAGCCCAATTGATATATATAACAATATGGTGAGATTATATTTCACCTTCTTCTTTACATAAGGTGCGATATATCCCATATAGGCATATACGAAACCACTTAACCCGATAATCGGGATATCATTTGGAAACGGATAGCTGACTGCAATGATGTAGAACACCACCAAGTCCCATCTGCAACGTATGGCAGACATACACTGGTGCAATGCCCAAAGGTTTATGAGGGCATGGAAAATATTCTGATGATATAGAGGATAAGAGAGACGTTGCAGAATGCCACATCCGGCATATAATCCCATACCTTCATGCCCAAGCAATGAAAGGGCAACAATCAGAACGAACGGAATATAAACCTCAATCTCTTTTTTCTTTGTTCGTAGCATCTGAGCTTCTCCTCCTTTCTCACTCTACATAGTATGACATGAATTGAATATTCGGTAAGATAGAAACTCGGTGCTTCCTCATTACAAATATGCCATATTATCTCCATCTTCGTGAGAGACGGATGCTCTTCGCTGTATATCTGGAACCTTCGGAAAATCTCCAGGAACATAGCCTTCCTTGTCGGAATCATGTGGTCGATGGATTTTCCTTTCAACAAGTCTAATATAACCCTGTAGGCTCTGCCTTGCGAAACCCAAAATCTTCTGCTCGGAGACTGGAGAATCCTTTTCTCAATCTCTGACAGACTATAATTGTCTCTTTCCGAAATAATTTCACGGTAAGCCCTCAACAAGTCAGCATCACGTTCTTGTGTAAAGTCACAAGATGAGCCTTTGAACTTCATGATTAGACTCTGCAAATATACAAAAATATACTGACAAAATCAAATATGAATATGAATATTAACGGATAAAAAAGATGTAAGTTTGAAAAGCATTAATTTTGGGCAATATTTATAATCTGTTATTCAAATATGGCTGAAAATACAAACAATACCCAGAACGCAGGAGCAGCAACACAACAGACCAAAAAAACGAAAAGGGACTTGGCTTTGGAGCGTTTGAAAACACGTCATCCTGATACGGACTATGCTGACGATGAAGCAATCTATGGTGCGATCAACGATGATTACGATGAAGACCAGAAGACCTTGGAGGGCTATAAGGCAAACGAAAAGGCGATGAGCGACATGATGACTGCCGATCCTCGTTCCGCTGCCTTCCTGCAAGCGATGAAAGGCGGAAAGAATCCTGCCGTGGAACTTGTGAGGAACTTCGGTGATGAGTTCGTGGACATCCTTACAGACCCGGAACAGGCTGACGCAATCGGTGAGGCACAGGCGGATTATCTGAAGCGAGTTTCGGAAAGCAAGAAGCTGGATGACGAGTATGCAGAGAACATCAAGAAGAGCTATGAGGTCTTCGATGCCATGGACAAGGAGTTCGGTGAAGATGTCACCAATGAACTGATAGGCAAGATGTTCGTTGTGGCCAATGACGTTATCCGTGGCAAGTTTACAAAGGAAGCCCTTGATATGTTCAGACTCGCTGCAAATCATGATGAAGATGTGGCGAATGCTTCGCATGAGGGCGAGGTACGTGGAAAGAACATCAAGCATCAGAAAAATCTTGAACTTCGCAAGAAGGGAGACGGTGTGGCTGACTTGGATTCCGCTACTGCCGAACCTTCACAGAATGGAGACAACCAACCAGACTTCGGAGCACTCGGACGTATGGCAAGAGGCGGCTCTATATGGGAGCGTGGCGGTGAAAAGAGAATACGCAACAGATAAAAGGATTTATTAATTTTTAAATTTACAGATAATGAAGAAAACGAAAAAAACATTCAACTGGCTGATGTCCATGTGTCTCATGGCTTTGGCTGTGCTTTTTGGAGTTAACGGTTCTGTGCTAATGGCGGAGGCTGCGAATCTGCCGGATGCAGGAACTACCAATAGCGGACATCCATCGGAGGCTGGTGGTGCAGAGGCTGCCGGAGAAGATGGCAATGGCGGTGCTGCAAGACAGAATGATGGTATCGCAACGGAAACACATGGACGTGAGACCAAATGGGCAGAAGGTGATGTGAACTTCTATTCAAATGACCTGAATGACAAGATTACCAAAATCCGTCCTATGGCAACTCCTGTTGACCAGATTTCACGTTATGCAACACCGAAGAAGGCAGACTCTTTCGTGGTGGAGTATTACTCTATCGGCACTCGTCCTATCAAGACTACCGTCAAGACTTCAACGGATGCAAGTACAGGCTCTTCTGTAGTACTTCCTGTCGATGACCCGGATATGTTCACTCTTGATGATACCATCCGTGTGGTAGGAGTGAAAGCTATTACCGACTATAAAGGTGTAGCGTATGCAGACGCAAAGAACAAGGGAGTCCCTGTTCCTGATTTGGAGTTGTGCGTATGCGGAAAGGATGCTAATGGTCAGCCTATCGTCTTTGCCGTTAACGGTAATATGTATCAGAAGCAGGCAATCGGTGTTCCTGCAATCCCTGCCAAGACCGTACTTATCCGTATGGCAAAGGCATGCGGAGAGCTTGACGTGCAGACAGGACGTTTCAACAACCTTCCGACAAGCGAAATTCAGTATTGTCAGAACTTCATGATTCAGATTGAGCAGAGTACCTTTGACAAGATTGCAGCGAAGAAAGTTGACTGGAACTTCTCTGATATGGAAGAGGATTCCATCTACGATATGCGACTCGCCATGGAAGGTACATTCCTGTTCGGTGATATGGCATGTATCAAGCACACAACAAAAAACAACTCTGCACAGTGGTTTACCAAGGGCATCTGGTGGATGGCTGGCAAGGACATTGAGGTCGGTCACAAGGCTACTGCGGAAGACCAGCAGAAGGGCTTTAAGCAGGATGATGTCGTTATTTGGGACAATGAGTTGGTGGACATCACCAAGGATATTTTCGTAGGCACAGGCATCGGCAACAAGCGCAAGATCGTAATCGCAGGATCACAGGTCGTAACTGCATTCTCAAAGATTCGCTCAGAGAAATTCAGGCTGAAGGATACCGTAGAGGTGTTCAACTTGAAGTTCAAGAGTTGGGAGACAGACTTCGGTGAGTTGCTGATGATTCATTCAGAGTTCTTCGACTTGCAGGGAATGAGCGACTGCGCTTTTGTACTTGACCCAGAGTTCCTCGTTAAGCGTGTTCATCTGCCTTGGGTAAGAAACGTGCTCGACTTGAAGGCGGCTGGTATCCGCAATACGGATGCAGTGGTTATCCAGGAGGTAGCCTGTCTGTATCTGAAATACCCGAAGGCTCATGCGAGAATGAGACTCGCTGTTGCTTAATATCAGTTTTAGTTCGTTCATATAGTATAATCGTTGAGGGGTGTGGGCACTTGCCCCATCCCTCTTTTAAATTAGTAAAAGTGATGTTAAAGACATATCAGGGAAATTCGGACTTGGCTTTCAATATAAGAATGGAAAGTGGTCTAAAGCGAATTGTGTTCGATGGTCAGAGCCATGGCACAAGTATCTATTCAACGAGAGACACAAAAGAGCAGAAAGCGATTGAAAGCCATTACTGGTTCAACGACAAGTTCTGGTTGGAGGAGACCGTTGACGAAAAGAAACTTGAGGCAGAAGCCAAGAAGAAAGCCGCTGCAAGAACCAAGAAGATTGCAGAGGAGAAGAAGACTTATAGCGTGACTGACATAGCAGATGCCAAGGACTATCTTGCAGACACATTCGGTGTGTCCCGGACAAAGATGAAGACCAAGGAGGATGTGCTTGCCGTTGCCAAGGAGTTTGGTGTTGAATTAGAAGGATTGGAGTAATATGGTCTATTATGTTGTATCTACTTTGGTGAAGGAAGTCAAGGTTGTCCTTGACCGCAATCAGGAAAGTGCTGCGCTCGTACCTGATGACTCTGATACGCTCTCGCAGGGAGAACTTATCCAGAGCAGAATCGTGGATGCAGCAAAATTGATTCTGACTGATGCTCCGTCAGAACTGGTAGAAGGAGTAGTGCTGACCGATGGGAAAGTCCTGTGGCAAAGTGCCCATAGTGCTTATGTGGGTAAAGTGCAACTGCCTTCAGATTTGATACGCATCCTGTCTGTAAGAGTCAGTGATTGGATCAGACCGGGAAAACTGATAAGCGAGGATGATGACGAATACAAATTACAGTCATGCAGATTCGGCTTACGTGGTAATGTGGAACGACCAGTTGCAGCAATCGTCCATACCGGAGGTGGAAGGTATTTGGAACTTTACACAAGCAATACGAACGATGCAACATTGGATTTATCCTGCGTGAAGCTACCTGATATATCCAATGGCATGATAGGTTTGCCACAGGGGTTGAAGGATGCTATAGTATACATGACTGCCTATCTCGTCTGCGTCAGCCTCGGAGACAGCAGCACTGCCGAAGGCTTACTTTCGGTAGCAAGGAATCTGGCAGGGATAGCGAATGTGGAACCTTCTCAAATGCAATAATATATGGCAAAGAAAAAAGAAAAGACAAAGCTGTTGTCACTGAGCAAGGTGATGGACAAGGATGACCTTGATACCGTAAAGGCTTCCTTCAACTCTTATAGCCAGCCGTATGAACGTGCATACTCCGTTCTCTTTGAGGCTCAACGTTATTACAACAATATGGAGAATTTCCGTAAAAGGAGACTGAGAAACAAGCGGTACAATTACGGAGACCAGTGGGGTGATATGATAGAGCTTCATTCAAAATGCGGTGGAGTGAGGAGAATGACGGAAGCGCAGTATATCCGGGAGCAGGGCAGTGAGCCTCTGAAGAACAACCTTATACGCAGACTTGTCAAAAATGTTCTCGGTGTGTATCGCTCGCAAAGCAAGGAGCCGACCTGTAATTCAAGAGACAAGGACGAGCAGAAGTACAGCGAGACCATGAGTATCGTCCTTCAGTGCAACCGTCAGTTGAATCGAGAAAGCGAGATTGACGCTCGCACGATGGAGGAGTTTCTGATTAGCGGTGCTGCAATACACAAGAAGAAATACGGATGGAGACGAAACCGACTGGACTGTTGGACTGACTATGTAGACCCTAACGAGTTCTTCGTGGACAACAACATGAAGGATTTCAGAGGATGGGATGTGCGTTGTATCGGTGAGATTCACGACACCACCATCGGGAATATCCTGATGGAGTTCGCCAAATCCCCGGCAGATGTCAAGCGTCTGAAAGAGATATACCGTAATGCCAGCAACAGGGAGCTGATTGAAGACAGCTTCCAAAAGTTCGGAGAGTTCGACCCAAATAAGGTTGACTTTATGTCCCCAAGCAATCCGTCTCTGTGCAGAGTCATTGAGGTGTGGCGGAAAGAGAGCAAACCGAGATACCGTTGTCATGACTACAACAATGGCGATGATTACAAGATTGACATCGAGGATTACCGTGACATAGTGGAAGCGGAAAACAATGACCGTATCGAACGTGGACTGAGTGCCGGAATGGAAAAGGAAGACATCCCTTTGATCAAGGCGGAATGGTTCATGGATGAATACTGGTATTTCTACTACCTTTCTCCCTTCGGTGACATTCTCCGTGAAGGCGAGACACCCTATGCCCATGGCGAGCATCCATACGTGTTCAAGTTCTATCCGTTCATAGATGGTGAGATTCATAGCTTTGTCGAAGATGTCGTAGACCAACAGCGATATGTAAACAGGCTTATCACGATGTACGACTTCATCATACGAGCATCCGCTAAAGGTGTCCTTCTTTGCCCGGATGATTGTCGCCCTGACGGTATGACTTGGGATGACATCGCAGACGAATGGGCGAGATTCAACGGGCTGGTGCGCTTCAAGCCGAGCAAGAGCGGTCAGATGCCGACACAGATTGCTAACAATTGCGTTAACATCGGCATACAGGACTTGCTGCAATTCGAGCTGAAATTCTTTGAGGACATAAGCGGTGTGAACGGTGCATTGCAGGGTAAACCCGGTGTGTCGGGAACAAGCGGTTCTCTGTACGCACAACAGACGCAGAACGCAACGATGTCGCTGCTTGACATATTGGAAACATTCAGTCAGTTCATTATAGACGGTGCATACAAGGATGTAAAGAACATGCAGCAGTATTATGACACAAGGCGCACATTCAACATCGTAGGCAAGGCAGGAGAGGTGATAGAGTATGACCCGAAGAAGATCCGTGATGTGGAGTTCGACATCAATATTACGGAGAGTACTGCAACACCAGTTTACCGTCAGATGGCGAACGACTTCCTGATGCAGCTATGGCAGCAACAGGCAATCTCCTTACGACAATTGCTGAAGGTCGGAGACTTCCCATTTGCTGATGACCTGCTGCAAGAGCTGGACAGCCAGGAGCAGGAAATGCAACAGGGTGGAGTTCCACAACAGATATCGCCAGAACTGCAAGCACAGATAAGCCAAGCATCGCAGAGCAATCCGAAGGCACAGGCTATGCTGCAACAGATGATGAGCGGACAAGGCATACGACCGGGTGAGCAGCAGTCACCTTTATCAGCATAACACTATAAAATATAAATAAGGTATGATGGCAGAGAATATCAGCATTGAGGAAAGCAGTGAGAACACAGGTACGCCTCAGAATCAAGGCAATGACCCAAATGGCGGTATTGCTACCGAAACGCAGGGCAGGAAAGACAATCCTGACTTGTATGAGAATGATGTCTTTGGACGAGTTATAAAGCGTAACAAAGACAGTATATGGAAGAGGGGAAATATGAAACGTATCAAACACAAAGAAGACGAATAATATCCTCTAAGTTTAAATTGTATTAAAATGTGGCAGATAAAATAACAATCTGTCACATTTATGTCTATATTTGTATTATAATTGAATAATTTACACCTAAACACCTATGAGTTATGGTAGACGAAAGTGAACAAGGGCGGCATTTTCCAAGTCTGTTTGACAGGAGTATTTGGAAATTCTACGAATGGGGAGTTGTATTAGCTCCTGTCATTATTATGCTATCGCATTGGTACATATTCTACGTATTCAGCAAGAACACGCAAGAGGTTATGAAATATCCTGAATCCAACGAAATCTGCATAGCGTGGATTTATTCAATACTCTACCTGTACGTACCGTTGATGATATTGCCTGCGAGTTATTTTTTCAAGTGGTGCAGTCTGTTCAGGATACCATTTGCCTATTTCCTTTTCATCAATGTAGAAAGAGTGTACTATGGTTCTTGGTTTTGCACGAACGAAATGATAGACACCCATTATATTCTGATTTACTGCATTATGATGATGTATGCGTTTGAGTTGGTCGAATTGCTCGTCAAACGTTTTAAAGGCATAAGACGACATATAAGGAAAACGTATGGAACATAAGGCGAAATTTTTGTATGATGCTCTTGAGGTGTTCAAGGATATGGTGCAGAAGGGTGAATGCTCAAAGCAGGACATCAGCTATTGGTGTAGTGTGTCTGGCTATGAACTGGAACGTAGAGGGGCGAGTGTCGGTCAACAAAGGTGGCTGACCAAAGCGGAATCTTCAAAGATGCTGAATGTAAGCACTTCCACTTTTGACAGGATGGTCTTGGCTGGAGGACTGCCGAAAGGGAAGAAGATTCAAGGGAAGAAGAATCTGCTATGGAAACGTGAGGACATTGAGCAATATAAAAGAATCATGTTGCTCAATGCAAGGAAATGAGTGACAACGACTTATATATACAGGTTGAGTAACGTGATGTTGCCCAACCTTTTTTCATTTATTTTTGCTGCGTAATCGGTTACAAGTGTGAGTTTATATGTTTAATTTAAAACTATGAAGATTATGTCAGAAGAAGTAATTAGAACAACCAGTTGTTGTCCAGAAGCCATGATGGGTGGCATGATGGGATCAATGTTCAACAGGCAGAACAACGACCCTATGGCGATGGCAGCCATGATGAACGGAGGTATGAACAGTTGGAACAATTCTCCCTGGATGTATCTTATCTTCCTCGCTCTGTTCGGTGGCGGTGGCTTCGGTTGGGGCAACCGTAACGGCCAATTGCAGGATGCAGAGATTCAGTCCAAGCTGAACCAGTTGTCAACTCAGATGCAGGATGGCAACAATACCAACCTGTTGATGGATGCCATCAAGGGCAACAACACTGCCATTGGGCAGCTTGCGAGCAACCTGAACTGCGACTTCAATCAGTTGCAGAGCGGTGTCTGTGCAATACAGGCAGCGATACAGGAAGTTGGCGGCAAGGTGGGCTACTCGGCAGAAAGAGTCATCAATGCAGTGAATCTCGGTGACATGAACATCGTTCAGCAGATGAAGGACTGCTGCTGCCAGACGCAACAGAACATCATCAAGATGGGTTATGAAAACCAACTCGGTCAGAAGGACATCGTGAACGGTATGCAGCAAGGATTCAGTTACACGAACACAGGACTGGAGAGAGGCTTCTCCAACGTGGGATTCCAGATGAGCCAGTTGGCCTGTGACTTGAAGACCAATGCCAACGACAACACGCAGCGCATCATCGACACGATGAACGCTCATTGGCAGTCAGACTTGCAACAGCGTTATAACGATGCACGTCTTGAGCTGAGTCAGCAGAGGCAGAACGCAACGCTGATTGCGGCATTGAAGACTACTGCAACAACGTAATTGACGTTGTGATTTTCCAACAGGGGAAGGCGGTAAGGAAAGACTGCCTTCCTTATTTGATAACCTAAAACTATCGAATTATGATGTTCAAGGAATTAAAATCGGGATATCCCATATACCTGTTTGACAGAGCTTCGTTGAGATACGAACAGGCTAAAGTGATGAGCGCACAACCGAACTATCAGCCTACGACAATAGGGAAGTTGGAAACGAACATCACCGTACAGACCAAGGATGGCAAGCAGAACACCTACAGCGTTACGGACTCCGAACAGGCTGCTTATGCTGGGACTCTGCTCATTGCTTCAAACAAAGATGCGATCATCAATGAAATCAACATCTTGAAGAGCAACAGTGAAGAAGTGTTGAACAAAGTGGAAGAGCACAAGCATATCGTTTCCGAATGTGGAAAACTATTGGCTGAACTTGACACAACATTTCGTGACCAGCAACGGACGAACGAGAGACTCGACAACTTGGAAAACAAGCTGGATGAAATATTCAAATTTGTCAAACAAAAAAACTAAGACTATGGATTTTGTTGAATTGATACAGAAATATCAGGAGGGGACAACTCCCGAACAGATGAAGGCGATAACAGTGATCATCGGTAAGTTCGTGGCAAGACATGCTACAGAGGAAGAGATGCACTGCTTGTATCGGGATATATATGGAGTAGTGAGCGAGGGACACTTTGACAGGCACTTCGCTGACGAAGCCATCAGGAAGATGTGGTATGAAGATGACAATGGAGACAAGCACTATGCTCCTTTCTTTACGGACGAGGAGGTGAAGGAGGTCTTTGACTTGAACAAGGACGAGATATCAGATTATACGATATACGACCTTGCAGTAACGATGAACATGCTGAGGAGCGACAACAACCGATTCCTTGAAAAATACGCTTCTGGTGAATCCGGCAAGAAAGAAATGATCTCCACAATGGCAATAGAATATCTCCAAGACCCAGATGCGCCACATCCGACTAACAAGATATGGTGCTATATTAACGGATAAAACAACTTTTGAAAATTGTTCCCTTATCTTTGCATAAAAAGAGATAAGGATGAATGATATCAGGGCATTTATAATAAGCACAATATGGGGATTCTTGGCACTGCTGACCCCAATTCAAGACTTCATGGCGAGTATGGTAGTCTTGTTTACGATGAATTTCGTGTTCGGTCTTTTGGCGGCAAGATTCCATCACGAAGACTGGTCTTGGAAAAAGGCAGGAATGTTCTTCGTCTGTTGCTTCCTGTTTTTCGCAACGGTAGCAGTATTGTTCGTGTGCGGACATTTCCTGCACTCAGATGAACAGGCGATATTCTGTGTACGCTATGTCTGCATAGCTGCGATGTATCTATTTACCACCAACATAGTGAGGAACTGGCGGAGCATCCTTATCCCCGGAACACCTTGGTATCAGTTGGTGGATTTCGTGCATTATGTGCTGACATTCAAATTTGTTGACAAAGTGCCGATGTTCAGAAAGTATCAGGAATATAAGAAGACAAAATATGAAAATAACGAAAGAACAGATATTGCAGATAATGCCAAACGCTAAAGATGTAGCAGACTTATACCTTCCCTACATCAACGGATACAATGAGGTGTTCAAGATAGACACACCTTTGCGTATGGCCCATTTCCTTGCCCAGATAGCGCACGAAAGCAACGAGTTGAGAAACGTGAAAGAGATTGGCAGTAAGAGTTACTTTGAAAGGTACGATACAGGCAAGCTGAAGAAGATGCTCGGGAACCTGAAGCCAGGTGATGGCTACAGGTATCGTGGCCGTGGACTGATTCAGATTACTGGGCGAGCAAATTATATGGCATACAAAAACAGTCCTCGTTGCAAGGGTGACATCATTACGCACCCAGAGCTGTTGGAGAAGCCTCTCGGAGCAGTCAAGTCTGCAATGTGGTTCTGGGAAAGCCATGGGCTGAACAAACTTGCAGACAAAGATTCCGTGCTCGCTGTAACAAGGAGGATTAATGGCGGCACAAATGGACTGGAAAGCAGGAAGAATTATCTTGCAAGGGCTAAGGAAGCATTAAATGTATAGAGTATGACAAACAAGGAGAATATATCAAGCTACAAGGTCGTGATGTGCATAGTCTGTGCATTGCTTCTGATTCTATTCTTCGGTTGTAAGAGCGGTTCTGCCGGGTTGAAGGAAAGCATCTCACACAATAGGACGGACAGTACTGTCAGTTCGTATCGTAACGAAAGGACTCTCATTGACAGTATACTCAAGCGAGACAGCATATATATAAAGGACAGTGTTTTCATCCGTCAGGTGGGTGATACGGTCTATGTAGACAGATGGCATGGGGAGTACCTGTACAATTTCTTCACGCAGCGGAACGTTGATTTGCAGAACAAGGACAGCGGAAATTTCCAATACATTTCAGTATGCGATACGATAAGGATTCTCTACCCGGTAGAAAAGGAATTGTCAAAGTGGGAGAAGTTTCAGCTCAAATATGCAAAGTGGGCAATGGGAGCACTCTGCATGATATTGGTATGGCTCGGATATAAACTATACAGGAGGATTAAGAATGGCGGATATAACAATACAAATAGACAAGCAAGAGGTTTATGAGGAGGTGTCTAAAGTCACTGCCTATATCGGAGGCAAGAACGTGGACGCAAATGGTAAGACTCTCTATGACCAAGTGTTCGTCACCGATGCGGACAAGGAAATGATAGACAGTTTCTTTTCGTCCGCAACAAGCAATGTCGCAACAGCTCTGGAGCATACTCTGAAAGATATGGAAACGAATGACATCGGCTTCAATCTGACATTGAGGATGCCCGACAATTTCAGGACTACGATGGAAAAGCCACTTACGGAGAGCATCATGGAATATATAGAGAACAGTATAGTCGCAGCGTGGTGTGCCATCACCAAGAAGGACGAAGAATCCTATGCGACAAAAGCATCAGCCCTGCTGCAACAGATTAATGCGATGCAGTATTTACGACAAAGACCCAAACGAAATTTTTAAGCGATGAAGACATGTTGTAACGGATATAGGGTAATGATAGAATTGCAGAAGCAGGAACTAGTATACGACATCAAGAACACTGCTTATATCTATGCGGATGCCCAGACGAAAAAGGACGAAGACCCACACACGCTGCACAACATCTTTGATGTGGCGGAAGCAGGAAACATGGACAGGTTGGCAAGAATCCTTGACTCTGCGGTTGAGGACTGCCGGGAGATGTTGTATCGATTCTGCAAGGTCGATATGCACGGAGGTGGATTCGACACAAACGAATGGGAGGAGTGTATAGGCTCTCCTGCCAACGATGAAGAAGCCTATTATCTGGTAATGGTAATGCCAAGGGGGTTCTCAGCGACAAGCGTCCATACACTGGCTGTATACATCCATGATTTCATTGTGTATCAGTCCCTATACGAATGGATGATGCTCGTCTACCCGGACGGAGCGGAACAGTTCCAATTGTTGGCAGAAGAGAAGAAACAGAAATACATGAACGCATCCATCCGTACAACAGGTCATACAAGAATAAGGCTCCATCCATTTTAATTTAATTGTTTTCTAATCAGCAAAGGGTAACTGCTTATATCGGCAATTGCCCTTTCTTTTTTACTTGTCGAAGAACTTGTCTATCAGGCCCATCGCCTCATCCTTCTTCTTGTCAACGATTTTTGCATAGATTTCGGTAGTTGTGATTCGGGAGTGTCCCATCAGTTTACTGGTTGTGTAGAGGTCTGCACCGAGCGTAATCATCATCGTTCCGAATGTGTGCCGTGCGGTATGGAAGGTTACATGCTTTCGAATCCCGGCTTTTAAAGCCCATTCCGCAACATGCCTGTTTATCGAATGTTGGCTTTTCAATCCCGGAAAGACTAAAGGATTGTCCGTCTTTTGCGGCATCCACTTGACAGCTTCATGGGGTAGGGCATAGGAAACTGTCTTGTTCGTCTTCTGCTGAGTCAAACTCAAGTGAAGCGTTATTTCTCCATCCTCATTCAATGTCGTTTTAATATTTCCCCATTTCAAGGTTCTGATGTCTGATATTCTCAGTCCGCAGAAGCACGAAAACATAAAGGCCTGTTTCGTATTGCCGTCCGCACATTCCGTCCGTACCATAGCCTTCACTTCCTCCAAATCCAGATAAGACCGATTGCCTTCAGGAGCTTTGGGCTTCTCCTTTTTGTCTATTTCAAGGAAAGGATTCTTTAAAATGATTCCTTCCTGTACTGCCTTGTTGAGCATATCATTGAGATAGGCATAATACAATTTTTTCGTATTGTCGCTTAAGGGAGTCTCTGTGTATTTGCGCTTTGCGTTATTGAGGTGATCAATGAAACCGATGCAATATTTTTTGTCTATATCACATAGCCTAATACCAGTCCCCTTGTATTTCTCGAGCTGTAGTTTGGTTGCATAGATGTGCATTTCAATATTCTTCGGTGACCGGGAATGCTTCAGTTTGTATTTTTTAAAAATCTCTATCCAGGCATCAAGGGTAATATTGCTTTTGCCGGAACTGATTCCTGCAATCCCTTCTTTGATTTCGATTACTCTTTTGGCTTTGATGATGTTGGCAATCTCCATAGTCTCCGAATTCTTCTGCCTTATGGCTGTTTTGTTTCGCCCGGTTTCGGGCAAAAGATACAGCTTCAGAAACTCATATTGCCGTTTCCCATTTATATAGATGTCAAGGTAAATGCTTTTGTTCCCATTCGCAAGTTCCTTGAATCTGACGGTGACAGGTTCTTTGTCTATAGTTTTCCTTCTTCCCATAGGTGTTGTTTTTAATGCAAATATAGTATATAATTCACGACCTGTCAAGGATTTCGGGTAACAAAATAGTAACAAAACTACTACATATCCACTATATATCTACCATATATCTACGTAACAAAATCCTTACAAAAATCTTGTAATATTCTGAAAATCAATAAAATAGATATATAGTAGATATATAGTAGATGTTAGTCGGAGTTACTACGCAGTTAAGTATCATAGTCTTTTATTTTGTTGTAAACGGTTGACTGTCAAGCGATTAATGATGTTGATGTTTTGTGTGGGTAACAAAATAGTAACAATAACGCAAATCCAGTCTTTGGTATCTGTTTTATATGGCAAAGATATGAAAAACAATCCGATGGGTGAATGTTTTAATGTACTTTAATGGGGCTTCATTGGCTTTCTTGTGGTCAGATTTCCACCTTTAACATACATTAACTTGGTTGCACTACTATATAGCTACCATATAACTACTATATAGCCAACATAAAGCTACTATATATCTACTATATATCTACTGCACAATGGGCAAAAATCTCACGTTCCTCGGGGATTTGGAGGATAGAAATAAAGTTCCTATATTTGCACCGTCAATCAGTTGCGGTTGGCGCAATAAAATGCCCTTCTTCAAGGTATTACATACCTACCAAATAAATAGGTGTCCCCAAGTTCTTGACCGCAACCAAGGCTTGGGGATTTTTCGTATTTGGGGATTGACATTCAGCGGTTATACAGGGAGACATTTTGGCCGCTGTCTTAAAACCTCTACAAGGCTGCATAAAGCGGGGCACGGAAACGTGCAGGGAGTGCGATAGAGGGGAGTCGAATCTGGACTCGCACCATGAGCGTAATGAAACAGATGAAGTGTTGCGGCCCTGCTGGTTTGCGCATTCCTTGAAAACGGACTCACGTTCGGTTGAAAATAATAAAAGGAGACCCTGCGGCAGTTGGTGAGAATTTTTTTCTTGCACTTCTGCTTAAGGGACTCTTTGTCCATGTACGGATCTACGATTGGTTGTTCAGTTGTTTATACTTGATAAATATATTATACAGGAACAACTAAGTAAAATTTATTAGTTAAAGACTTCAGTTCAAAAATAAAAAGTCGGAAAATCAAAAATAAAAAGTCGAAAAATGGATATGGATATAGTAAAAGAGATGCAAAAACAAAAGGAAGAGATGAAGGTGTTGGAAGACTTCATCTCCTCATTTAGGGAGGAAGCCAACAAAAGAGATGAAGGAATCAGGACTTTCAGTGTCTTTTGTCTGCTTGCAATTATCGTATTAGCCATTTCAATATTTGCAGTATGCCTTTTAGTAATCTATAAGCTATAGGTACGAGGTGGAATTATGTCACTATTTCGATTCTCCTCTCTTTGTAAAAGCGAGATACTCGTCAAGAAACTGTTTTTTCTTTATAGCCGATTGCATCCTTTTGTCAAATGCTTCCTGAGTTTCGTTCTCCTTGCGTTTGGGGGAAACGGAGAAGAACTTTTCTTTTAGTATAGGCATTGATTGTTGTTTGTTCTCGTCTCTTAGCAGATTCCAGTGGCACAGGATATTGTCCCTCCACATTATGTGTCCACCATTGCGAATGATTTCATGGGAATATTCGTCCATGCAATGCGAAGGGTAAAGCGGCAGTTCGGTTATTCCGTCTTCAACAAAGAACATCGTTAAGAACTTGCCCTTCCCATAACTTACTGCAAATTTATATACTGGTTTATTAGGCAGGTTTTGGCACCAACATATAGAAACCGCAAGGTATCCTGTAATATTTTGATCTTCAAATACCATCCCCAAAATGTATCTGTTCAAATAATTACTATGAATATTCTTAACGCATATTGGATTTGAGACATCAAATCCAAAGCGGCCGATGGAATTAGCACATCTTGCAAGTTCTGTCTTGCTGTATTTCTGGATGTGTCTTCTCGGCCTCAAAGGAATGTCTTTCTTTAGACTATCATCACTATTTTCCAAGATGTCCTCATAAGAGATTCCCTTCTTTCTTGAATGTGTTAAGGTGATGAGTATAAGGGCATACAAAAACAAACCTACACATAACCAAAATACAACTTTAATAATCATAGCAAATAATTTTTAAATTCTTCCCATCATTTTATGTGCCTGTACCAAGTCGTTGCCTTTTGTTGCCAATAAGAACCAATACAATGCAGTTCCAAATATGCAGCTCAATATCCAATGACCATCATGCTGCCAATAATTTATCCAAAGTTGTATGGAGCTAAGAATAAAGGCGGCAAAGTAAAAGAAGAACTGTGTGTATACCCCTGTTGGGCTTAATTCCAAAATGAAGTATGGGGCGAACACAACGTGTTTGTCAATAAGATATGTGACCACACTGAACGGTATCGTACAAACCAACAATAGGATTATTGGGAAAATACCGAAGTTAACTACATACTTCATAAGGAAGATAACAATTGCGCTACAAACCGCACACACTACAAGTGTGTAAAGAATACCAAATAATGTTTTCATATTACCAAAGTTTAATTACTCTACATTTACATTCCTCTTGCTGAGTCCACCGATGTTGGAGGCAAGAATGTCGTAACACTCCTTGATCGCTTCGTACTTAGCCTTCCAGATAGATTCGTCCTGCGATGGTGTGACGGTGGCTTCGACCTGTGCGCTACCACTGTTGGACTTGCACATCTCGCCCTCACCACGGAGAAGCCATTCGGCTGAGATATTCGGGAAGACATGGAGGAAGCCTTCAATCATTGCCAATGAAACGGCTTGGTCTCCACGAATCTGGCGATTACATGTTACTTGCAGCATACCAATCATTTTTGCGAAGGCCGCTATACTTATTTGATTATCATTCAAAATCGACTTAATTCTCTGAGCCACAGTAGTTTCCATACATTATTTACATTTTAACCATACTTAAATAATCATAAACGACTAAAGAATAATTCATTTATGCATTGTTCATTATACAAATATGATTATCTTTGCACCGTTGAAAGTCCAAGGATTACTCCTTTACTTGTAAAGGAATTACAAAGATAATAAACAAAAATGAATATGCAAGCGAAATACAAGAAAATTATAAAGGTTCCGCAAGGTTGTATCCAGAAACTTGCTGCACTACATGGTTGCTCAAGGCAGTCTGTATATGCAGCACTGATATACAACACGGACTCCGTATTGGCAGGAGCAATCCGCAGGGATGCCCTGTCAGTCTTCGGAGGTGTGGAGACTAAGAAAGTACTGTTTAACTAAAGGAGATAAGAATATGATAAAGAGAATATTGAAAACCAAATTAAGGGTTTACTTATATAAAAGTATTGGCGAAGCAGCCAACTTTGAAAGTGCGTTCAATTGGGCTTACACCTCGCCAATATGGGAATGGAAGTTAAGGGTTTTATGTCTTTCTAACTCTGTTGATTATCCGATACTAAAGAATGAGTATCAGAAAAAGATAGTAGACTTAGGTAAGGCATCAGAGCTATGGAAGTTTTTCCATAAGTAGCGTAACAAGTATGTAAGCATATTTCAATTGTCCCTTTTCAAAAGTAGGGCAATAGCAAGTTGAGACTTGGGCCACTTTATAGCCTGAATACTCTTTGATCCTTGCATTAATCTCAGCTTCCACTCCTGTGTGATTATCACTTGGAATGGCAAATGTAATGACTTTCTGTTTCATAAAATCGAATTAAAATTAAACATAAAACGTAGCTTCGGCAAAGATACAAAAAGAAAATAACAATCGGGCAACGGCAGTAATTGAATAAACCATATTACGTAGCCACTTCTGTTTCATAAGCTGCCGACCCGATTAAAATAAGGAGGATAAGACATGAATGAACTAACCATGATAGATGACGAGAGAATGACTTCCCTACAGATTGCGGAGGTGACTGGCAAGGCACACAAGAATGTGATGCAAGCTATCCGAAAAATGGAGACTGCATGGACTCAAGTTAACGAGCTGAAATTTCAGCTGGTTGAATACAAAGACCAAAAAGGCGAGTCTCGCCCCTGCTACTCCCTCACCAAAGAGGAATGTCTCTACATCGCCACCAAGTTCAACGATGAAGCAAGAGCGAAGCTGGTGAGAAGATGGAAGGAACTTGAGGAAGCCCATCGCCCGGCAGTACCTCAGAACTACCTTGAAGCACTGAAGGCAATGGTAAAGATAGAAGAGCAGAAGCAACAGCTCGCCTTGGAGAACCACAAGCAGCAGGAGCAGATAGCTGACATCAGCCGGGAGAATGTGGAACTGGGCAACAAGATAACAGAGATACTCCCGAAGGTGAGCTATTACGACAGAATCCTGGAGAGCAAGAGCACGATGACGGTGACTCAGATTGCACAGGACTACGGAATGAGTGCAGTGAAGATGAACCGAATCCTGGCTCAACTGAAGATTCAGAGGAAGGTGCAGGGACAGTGGATATTGTATAACAACTACGTTCCGTGTGGATATGTTCACTCCAAGGCAGTGGATATCGTAAGGGCAGACGGACGGAGAGATGTCAAGTACAACACCGAATGGACGGTGAAAGGAAGAATCTTCCTCTACAACAAACTCAAGGAGAGCGGCATCATTCCTCTCATCGAGCAGGATATAAAGAAAGAAAATCAGCCAGTGCAACAGGCATTAAACCTATAGGATTATGGATGAGAAGGGAATAAAGAGTCAGCTCGACCGCATAGAGCTGTACACGATGTTGGCAGCGAAGAATGTGCTGAACATCACTGAGGCAGCCTTCATCCTTGGGATGACCACACAGGGAGTGAGGCAGAAGGTGAGAGACCGGGAGATAGCAGCCTACAAACCGAACCACAACAGGCTCTACTTCCAGAAAAAGGACTTGGAACGCTGGATGCTCCAGAACAGGAGAAAGACAGCGGAAGAACTTGAAAAGGACGCTGTTCGACAAGTGTTATATAAATAAGTTTGAGAAGCGCACATAGCTCATGGGAGCAGAGTCTGCACTGGATAGTCAGACGCAAGGGCAGTTCGATTCTGCATGTGCGCCCTACAAGCCCGATGCCGAGGCTATGAAATCGGATGGGATAAACCTTCCCGGAGAGGTACGCATACCCAAAAGGAGTGCTGTTAACTACAGATAGTGCTTAGATGCGGAAGTAGCAAGGTGATTACCTACACCGAAACAGGTGGAATTGGGAAAGTCTTGGAGTGCCCGGTGAAGATGCAGTTTTCTGCCGAGACCTTTTAAAGGTAGCAGGATTCGGAAGCGCACCCGAACAAAGAATGTTCTAATGCAGCCACTGGTAGTCCCAAGTCTACGTACATGCAGAGGGGAACGTTAATGCAGCCATCGGTAGTCCCAAGCCTACACAAATGCAGAGGGGAACAGGGAGGCATGATTTAAGCCATTTGGTCTTGCCTTTGGGTGGTATGTACTGCGTGTCTGTGTGCGTCATACCACCATTTTTTGATACCATACATTTTTTACTCATAATTAAAATTATTATTCTTTCCCCCATGGTTCGTGAGAATAGTGGGACTTTTAATTTCAGAACTTAAAATCAAAAGATATGGACAATTACAATTACCCTATGGGAGCCGATACACCTGACGCTCCCTGGAATCAGGAGATACCTGAGATGGAGAAATATGATGTTGAAGTGAACTATACTCTGACGAAAAATATGACGGTCTCTGCCTTTTCAGAAGAAGACGAAGACATGTTCGCCGGAATACAGGATGCAACACATTCGCCATTGCAGCTGATAGCTATTCTGAAGGAATATGTGGAGAAAGACCTTAAGTCTAATCCGTCAGACAAAAGAAAGCAAAAGCTGTTAAAAGAGTGTGAAGGTTTTACACAAAACATATCCGTTGGCGGAATTAATTTATGTTGACAGATATGAGTAAAAGTTGTAAATATCGCTTGATTCTCAGTAAAATCAAGAATTGCTGAAAAACTGTCAGACCATCTGGTTTTTTGTTGTAATATCCTGACAAACAAGTAGTTGACCACATTTCGATTGTCAGCCAATTGTCTGGATGGTTTTGCAGATGGAAGGAATTGTCAGATAGCATGAATTGCATACGTTGGCAGAATCCTGAAAACAGGAATATGGGTATTACAACATTAACTTATTTGGGCAGACGTCTGACAGCAATTCTGCCCATCCGGGGCAAGCACGTTGCCCATGATGAGAAAGCAGCTTACCCCAGTTGGGCAAGCACCGTGCCCAATTTTAACCCCAATCGGCTATTAATAAGTGTGCACTAATTTAATTCCGCCAACAGGTCAAAACATAGATTTTTGGCCACTTTAAAACAATAACAATATGAAGGAACTAATAACGATCCAATCGGAACTGAAGGCACCGAAATCCCAGTTCAACAGATTCGGTGGCTACAAATACCGTAAGGCAGAGGACATTTTGGAAGCAGTAAAACCGTTGCTTGCCAAGGAGAAATGCACTCTCGTTCTCACCGATGATATCGTCAGCGTGGGCAACAGAATATATGTAAAGTCCCTTGCAACGCTGAAGAACAACAGTGGAGAGACGGAGATGTCCGTGGGCTATGCCAGAGAGGAAGAGACGAAGAAGGGCATGGACGGAAGCCAGATAACAGGGGCTTCATCAAGCTATGCTCGCAAGTATGCCCTGAACGGTCTCTTTGCAATCGATGACAATGCAGACAGCGACACAACGCAAGTGACGCAGCAGACAACCACGCAACAGGTGGCGCAGCAAGCAACGCAATCCCCGGCAAGCAAGTATAACCCGAACGACTTGAATGAGGCGATGTCTTATCTAAAGATGTGCAAGACTAAAGAGAATCTCGTTTGGGTGATGCAGACATACAAACCACTGATGAGCAACGCACAGATGATGCAGACCCTGTCAGCTAAAAGAAAAGAATTGAAATTATGAAACAGATAAAACTGAAAGCCTCCAAGGTAAAGTTCATTGAGAATACCCACCAATACTTCCTTGGTAAGAAAAAACTGAACGGAATAACAGGAACGCTGATTCATAAGGCATTCCCCGACACATACAAGGGAATCCGGGAAGACGTGTTGATGAAAGCTGCTGAACGTGGTGGTATGATACACCAGGCATTCGAATTGTTCTGTACGGTCTTCAACTCGGACATCAAGTCATATCCGTGTCCAATACCAGAGCTTGAGGATTTTAGCGATATGCTACAGGCAAACGACCTTCATCACGTGGCGAGTGAATATCTTGTAACAGACAACGAGAATTTCGCCTCGGCCATAGATGGTGTGTTCGCTGACGGAGAAGGAAACATATATCTGGTGGACTACAAGACAACTGCAACGCTGCACTACAACAACGTATCGTTGCAGCTCTCCATATACGCAAAGTGGTTTGAGCAGATGAATCCAAAACTGAAGGTGAAGGAGCTGGTCTGCATGTGGTTCAAGAACGGTCAGAGCAAGTTCCAACCTTTGGCGAGAGTTGATAATGAGAAGATAGACGAACTGATATCCGCATACCTTTCTGGCGATGAGGAATACCGATATGAGGTAGCGATACCAGAACGATTCTCAGCCTTGGAGCAGGAATACAGACTCGTCAGTGCGAGACTGGAACTGCTGAAGATGCAGCAGGATGACATAAAGGAGCAGCTGTTGAAAATGATGGAAGCCAACAAGCAGAAGTCGATTAAGACAAGCTATGGCTCATACGCCTATGTAGCAGCATCAACCACGGAGCGGTTTGACTCCAAACTATTCAAGGAGAAGAATCCAGATGAATATAAGAAATACTTGAAGGAGAGCAAGTCGAAAGCCTCCATTAGAATAACATTAAAATAATAGAATATGGATATAACATTTACAGGGGTGATAGTGGAAGTATCACCAGTTCAGCAGGGGAATTCAAAGAGAGACGGTAAGCCATGGGCCAAGCAGGAATTCGTAATAGAGGAGGTGAACCAACGATATCCTTCACGTTGTGTGTTCCAAGTGTTCGGACAGGAGAGGCTTCAGAAGTTTTCAATCGGACAGGGTGAAATGATCACTGCCCATTTGGGCATCAATGCCAACAAATCACAGGATGGGAGATGGTTCAACAAATTTGACTGTTGGAAGGTAGACCGATTCGGTCAGCAACAGAATACGGTTCCTGCGTATGCACCGCAACAGAGTGTGTTTGACCAGAACAACATGAACGGTGGCTTCGGACAGTCGGCAAGCAATCCTAACGTGAACGGAGGCTACGGTCAGTCGGCAAGCAATCCGCCATTCTTAAATATGTAAGATATGGAAATCCATCTTGTAAGAACATCTCTTGGACTTCAGGCATACGGAGATGAAGACTATGAGATGTTGCGGAAGATAAAGATTGGCTCAGTTGTCAAGGCGAAGATAGTGCAACCACGGAACATTAAGTTTCACAGGAAATTCTTCTCATTGATCAATGCAGCTTGGGACTGTCTGACGGAGCAACAACGTGAGAATATGCGCTCAAAGGAGACCTTCAGAGAACACCTTCTCATCGTGTCGGGATTCAGCGAACCACTGTACGACATCAACGGAGAAAAGTTCCTTGAAAGGGCCAAGTCAATATCTTTCACCAAGATGGATGAGCCAGCCTTCGATATAGTGTATAACAGAGTCCTCGACACCCTCCTGACTATACTCATAGCGGATGGTGTCTCTGAGGACGAATTCAATAACATCCTAAAAAACTACAGCTGATATGAAACAGAATATAGATGACATGAGCGCAGGAAGACTCCTGTATCTCGCAGTAAGAAAATGCGTGAGAATAGCAGTGAGGAAGTGTAAGAAACTTGCAGCAAAGGCATTCCGCAAGAAGAACAGTCTGAACATACACGGAATCATTCCCGATGACGGAAGCGTTTTCAGTGTCAAGATACCAGACGAGTTCGTGGCATACATCAGTGGCAACGGAACGTTGAACGTCAGAAAGAGGTTGAACTGATGGCTACGCTTGAAGAGCTGCTTGAGAAGGCAAGAGGTGGTGAACTGAAGAAGCCTCGCAAGAAGTCACTAAATGAAGAGCACCAGCTGCAATGTGCCGAGGTGAGATACATGAGAGGTGTTCACAGAGACCTGTCTCATGTATTTTTTTGTGTCCCAAACGGTCAGAAGAGGACATCAAGGCAGACTGCATGGTTGCATGAAGAAGGACTGGTGAACGGAGTTTCGGATATGATTCTTCTGAAGCCGAATTCCAAGTACGGATATCTCTGCATTGAGAACAAGACGGAGAAGGGCAAGCAGTCGGCAGAACAGAAAATATTTCAGCAGGAGGTGGAAAAGCATGGCGGCAAGTATGTCATCATCCGCTCCCTGGATGAATTTATAGAAACTATAGAATCTTATTTAAACGGAGAACTATGAAAGAAGGGAAAGAAGACGGAGACAGGTTTGAGATAAGCCCGGACTTGTTGGAATCCTATGCAGACCTGTTGGAGCTTTACGGCTACAAGGTGCAGCGTCCTGCAAGGGAGATACACGATGAATACACCTTTGAAAGAGCATGGGACTTGTATGAGAAGAAAGTCGGCTGCAAGGACAAGCTGAAAAGGATATGGAGCAGAATGAGCAAGCGAGACCGCAAGGCCGCTACGGAACATATCCCTGCCTATGTGCTGTCTACACCTAACAAGCAGTATCGGCTCAACTTCCAGACATTCTTAAACCAAAAGCGATGGAATGACGAGTTGAAAACCGAAAGGCCTGATATGAAACAGGTGAAGTCCTATATGGAGAAGCTGCTTGAAGGTTGCGAGACAAAGGATGAGGAGACGAAGCGTAAAGAGAAGCGTAAGCGCATCTTGGGGATGATTGAAGCAGTGAAGGAGAATCCCAAATCCATGATGTACGATGTCCTCAAAGGTATGTACAAGAACGGAATGTTGGAAGAACTTAATATAGACTGGGAACCATAAATGAAAGAGGAGATTCTGTCCATTATATCTGAACTTCAGAAGGAGCGTGAGGAAGCCCATATATTCCCGGCACATGTGCTGACCGTTGAAATCATCAAAAAGGGCTTCCACAATCCTTACAAGGCACTGAATGAGCTGTACTATGAAGGGAAGATAGAATGGCACAGAACCATCAATGATATCGCATTTACTATAAAGAAATGAAACTTATGAAATACGGAACACACAATTCGCTAACCTATGCAAAACTGGTGTGGTGGCAGCGACCTTTCGCTTGGTTGATCAATCCGTTCTGTAGATGTCAGGACAAGGATATCACGGCACAGGTTAAGAGTGATGTAGTAGCATTCGACATTCAGATAGCACTATATAAGGATGCATGGAAAGCCTCACATGGTATAGCATGGTATGATGTAGATGTTATCCCAATGCTTGAATATCTGGACAGGTTGGCATATTGTCTTAATACACGTTTCGCCATCCGTATAGGACTTGACCGACATTTCTTCAGAACAAAGAAGAAGAGAGGTGAAGAAAGAATCAGATTCGATGAGGTTATAGATTTTGTAATGGTAACGCTGAAAAACCTGCGTCCTCTTGGAGTCTATGTCGAATATTCTGAATGCAAGGCATTGGAAGAGTTTCAGCAGAGGTATATGGAGCAGAGGTATTGGTCTCTGTCATTTGCGAGAGAGAAAGCGAAGCAGACAAGAGGCATATGGAAATATCTCTATTATCTTCCGATTCCTCTTCTTTGGGCAAAGAAATATCGAAACGAATGGGAAGCCAAGGCAATCTTGGACAACAAGAAAATATTCATGACTGATTTTATATGATTACAACAGAAAAAATACAGGACATCAGACCTTACGTTGAAAAAGCCAACGAAATTATAAGAATGCTGTCGGGCACAGGAGCGATGCGCCCGACGGAATACGCTATCGCTTTGTCTTTGGCAGCAAGCAATATCGTTAAAGCCTGCGTTGCGGATGGTGAAGACAAGCAGCAGGTGGTGGATGATTTGTGTAAGGCGATAAGAATGATGTGTAAATAAAAAAAACTATGAAGAAATATGAATTAACTACAGAAACCCTACGATATAAAATATATACGTTACATCGAATTAAGGCTTTAAAAGATTTTGGCTCTATAAAAGCAGGAGAACTCGGCGGATTTATAAAGAAAGAAGGAAACCTTTCTCAAGATGGTAACGCGTGGGTTCATGACAACGCAAAAGTATACGGAGATGCAAAAGTCTATGGTAATGCCGAGATCTTTGGCGATGCAATGGTCTGCGACAAAGTAGAGATTTTTGACAATGCAAAAGTCTATGGTAAGGTAAAAGTCTTTAGCAATGCAAAAGTTTATGGTGACGCAAAACTTTGTGATAATGCACAAGTATGTGATAACGTAGAAGTTTGTGATAATGCACAAGTATATGATAACGCCATGATTTATGGTGATTCCCACGTTTATGGTAACGCAAAAATATATGGTGATTCCCACGTTTATGGTAACGCGCATGTATATCGCAATGCAAAAATTTATAATGATGCAAGTGTATATGGTAACGCATGCGTACATGATTATGCAGAAATATATAATGATGTAAAGGTCTTTGGTAATGCAGAAATTTGTGGTTGTGCAAAAGTCTGTAACAATGCAGATTACATCGTCTTCAAAAACTTTTGGAGTAGTGGAAGGTACTTTACCTGGACACGCTCTAACAATAAATGGAGTGTTGGATGCTTCTATGGCAGCGCCGAAGAATTAATAAAGAAAGCTTATGCCGATAGTGAAAAATCAGGCAGAGAATATGAAAGAGTCGTGAGGTATGTGGAAAGCATACTCGCAGACGAAAAGAAAGAAACAAGTAACTAACCATCCCTATGGGATATAAATCTAAGCAATATGGAAGAAAAGACGATTAAAAAGACCGTTTATGTTGCAAAAGACGGCAAAGAATTTTTTGATAAAGAAAAATGTAAGAAATATGAGAAAGAAATTCTTGATAAGATAAAATACTATTCTATATACTACGACTTTGATTATACTGAAGGACGTGGTTTTCAAAGTATTGCCCATGTCGCTGTAGTCCCATCAAGATATGATGATGCAGAAGTAATAGCTGAGAAGTATGCTATAGATATTCTTAATACAGGAGTTTTTGCAGATGAAGGTTGTCAGGGCTATGGCTTACAGAAAACGTATAGTTTGCATAACTCAACAAGAGAAGCATTTGAGAATAATGAAGGTGTTAATTGGGGTTGTAACTCTCCACATGGGACACAGGTCTTTATCTCTGAAAAGGCAGTAGAAGGCTTTCCTGAGCCATACAACTACAGGAAAGAATGGGGAATAAAATAATGAAATAACTAATCATCCCTCTTGGGATATAAAAATAAATAAAAAAAAAGAACTATGATTGAACCAAAAGATCTAAGAATAGGAGATTTTGTAAGGGTTAGCAGAGATCGCTCCACGATATCCCAAGGAACAATATGTAAAGTCGTAGGCATAGACGATGCACTGTCATTTCCAGATAACTTCAATGGATGCGTCTTCTTGTTGGAACTTGATAGAGAAAAGGGAGATACGCCAACAGGGATGTGGTGCAAAGACATCGAAGGCATCCCAATCACTAAAGAGTTTCTTATAAAGAATGGATTTAAAGAGTTCAGACACCGTGTAGAAGAAGAAGGTTATGAATGGTACATTTACGAAAATGAGATTAATTGTACGGAAGTTCGGTATTATCCCATATCGAAAAAATACTTAGTATCTTATGACGGAATAGTGTTATATGAGATATTCTTCGTTCACGAACTACAGAACTTCATCTATACTCTCAAAGAGGACATCGAAATAACTATCTAAACAAATAATCATGAAAATACTATACAGAATACTGGTAATACTGCTTTGGTTTCCTGCGGTAGTCTATGTTGCCATAGGACTGCCGATATGCTTTCTGATTTCTCCATTCGTTTTCCTTTTTACAGGAAAGACTAAAGGTCTTTTTTTTGAAATGTATCTTATGCTTATTGACAAGATGATAGATATACTTGACTATTATATAAAGAAAGGAGAGTAGCCATGAATAGTAGACAGCGAAAGAAATATGAATATGTTTCACTTAACTGCGCACATAATAAATCTTATGACGAGCAAGTGCCATATTATGAATACTGCAATATTCCTCGCCAAGTTTTTGTATGCGCACGACAACCACAATACACGCAACACTTCACAGATGAAATCGCAGAAAGTCGATGGGAAATCTGCGAAGGTTGTAAATCCTTCACACTCTCACGTGAGGCAATGAGGCTCGGAATGGAAAGAAGGAAAGCGGAAAAATGGATGAACAGACATTTCTTTCAAAAGGAAATAACGATTGATCCTACGAGCCTCAAGTTTAAAATCTTCTAAAAATAAAAATAACACTTATGAAGACAAATAAATATATCCCAGGAGATTGGGTGAAATACATAGGAAATAACTCATCAAGATATGTGCAAATATGGCAGGTAAGAGAGAATTTCCTATTTTTGGAATCAGGGTATGGTATTGTGGATTTCAGTGAAGTAGAGCCTATTTCTCTTACTCCAGAGATTCTACAGAAGAATGGATGGGAGAAGGATAATAGTAAGTCTTTTGAAGATGACGATGAACCAGAATATGAGAATCGTTATCTTAATAGAACTTATGGTCTTTCTTTAGATTTAGATGAAAATGAAGTTTATAAAGGTACAAGCGGAATACTTATGAGCTTATTATACGAAGTAATATACGTCCACCAGCTTCAGCATCTCCTCTTTGGCTTGGGCTTGGATAGCAACTTTGAATTGGAGGATATTCCTAACTAAAAAAATATAACAATATGGCAAAGGTTAAAATAATAAACACAGGCGAGATAGTAAATATTGTTTCTTGGGGTGCAACTGGAAGTTACACAGACTACTACGACAGCAAAGGTGAGTTCCACCACACCAACCTTAACAGATATAATTTTTTTGAGGACATAATAGAATATACAAAAGACGGTATTGATTGGGAGAAGCGCAGATACGAGATAGCGAAAGAGGCAGTGAATGGCTTGCTTGCTGCGCCTGTGGTGGAAGGCATAGACCCTAATCCGTCAATGGATGACATCGCAAGGAAGGCTGTTAAAATAGCTGACTTTTTAATCGAAGAATTGAAGAAAGGAGGTGACTAATGAAAACAAGACAGAGTATTGAACAAATGCTTATGGCATTACCAAATCTTACCATCGACCCTGACGATGGTAAAGTTCTAGTGAGTGACAATGGATGGCTTGTTCCTCATTTATGTCGTTATAGGGGTAAATGGCAACTTTATTGGTCAAATGGTAATTATTGGTATATACAAGATACAGAAGGTGATACTCCTACTGAGGCAATACAAAAGGCTTATGACTATTGTGTAGAACAAGGATGGATAAAAGAGGAGGAATGAACAGACAACAGATAACCTCTCGCAAGGATGCAATCAAAAAGTATAACCATAAATACAAGTAACAATGATAAACAATCTTACAATAACCTTTGAGAGTAATGGCATAACCCATACTCTTGATGTCCCAACAAGGGATGAAAACCTGCCATACAATTTGGCAACGGCATTTACTGAAATTATAAAGCAGTCAGATGCAAATGATGAAATGGTAATTGACAATCTCAAGGATGAGTTTGCTTATGGAACAAATTCTTGGATTTCAGTCAATGACAGGCTACCTGCTATGAATGTAGAAGTAATTGCTCTTAATGATGAGAATAAACTTTCATTTGCTCACAGAGTAGATCCTATAGTAGAAAACCACTACAGGGGCTGGAATATTCCAAGTGTAGAATATTGGATGCCATTTACTAACCCTTTAGAATTTTAAGATTATGACAAGAGAAGAAGCAAAGAAATTGTTGCCTTTTATACAGGCATTCAGCGAAGGCAAGACAATCCAGTGGTTGACAGGTAGCGGAGAATGGTATGATGTCGTAGGAAATGACACCATTGATTTTGAATTTCTCGCAGACCGTAAGACAAAATATCGCATAAAGCCAGAGCATCAATATCGCCCATTCGAGGATACAAAGGAATGCTGGCAGGAAATGCAGAAACATCAGCCATTCGGTTGGCTGAAAGACAAGGATTCAGAGTTAAGGAATATACAGGCTCTGACTGAGAAAATGTCAACTATAGCTGATGGAGTGTACCTTCGTGGAATAAATCTCATCAACGGATGGCATGTCTTTGAAGAGGCAGTCAAAGAATACACCTTTGCCGATGGCACTCCATTCGGTATTTTAGAGGATTAGTCTCCAGAACTGACACAATGTAATTCAAAGACGAATGATAGAACTGAATAAGATATATAATGAAGACTGCCTCGAAGGAATGAAGAGGATTCCCGACGAAAGCGTCTCGCTGATAGTGACCGACCCTCCCTATTTGTTAGACAATAAGGGGGGGGGATATACACACAAGATGACAAGCGATACGCAAAGGAACTCGAAGAAATAAAAAGCGGCTTCGACCTTAAAGTTCTCGACGAATGTTGTAGGGTAATGAAAAAGATAAATATATACTTGTGGTGTAGTCAAAAGCAAATCCCCATTTACTTAGACTATTTCGTGCGAGGAAAAGGATGCAACTGGAATTTGCTTACATGGCATAAGACAAATCCTATTCCTGCATGTGGCAATAAATACATTACCGATACCGAGTATTGTCTGTTCTTCAGAGAAAAGGGAGTACAGATATACGGCGATGTCTCTACAAAAGGAACGTATTTCATTACACCTCTTAATTCTACCGACAAAAAGGATTGGGGACACCCTACAATAAAACCTCTGTCGTTCATCGAGAAGCATATCGTAAACTCAAGTCTGCAAGGAGATATTGTACTCGACCCCTTCATGGGCAGCGGTACCACCGCCATTGCTTGTATAAAAGAGAAGCGCAACTTCATCGGCTTTGAACTCAACAAGGAGTATTACGACAAGGCTTGCAAGCGCATCAAGTTGGAGCAAGCGCAGCTTACGCTATTCTGAGGGATGCACCGCCTTGGCAACACACACCGCATATAGTATATGAGTATGAATAGATACAAAACCCCATAAAACAATGAAAGCAGAAGGAAACAACCGCATGGAGGCACTTGCCTACGTCATTGCCGACCTGAAGGCAGAGAATATGATGCTAACAGAGCGTGTGCATCAACTCACGGACGATTACAACAACGTGGCACGCCAGTTGCGCGGAATGGAGAAGCGTAAGGACGAAGATTCGTCAAGGCAGACGCTCGGCGAAATGATGCAGATGCGCGACCATTGCGACAAGCTGGAAAGAGAGAACGAGGAGCTGAAGCGTTTTGCAAAAGCAATCCATTCCTTCATGAAGGACAAGAAAATCTATATGGAAAAAGGAACGTCATGCGGCTACATACAAGGCTCCCCAACTGTGTGTTCTACGTCCTGTCTGGAATGTGACTTTTGTCTTGGTGTAATTGAAGGCTGCGGCGTAATCTGCCAACAGGTGCTTTACGGAGTGAAAGTTAGTTCCGTAAAACGTGCCCGACCATGACAATCAACGCATGGCAGCAAAATGTATTTCTGATTGAAGAATATGACTAACATCCAACTCTTAAACACCGACCGCAACCATTGCGCCCCGACCGTTCTTGCCGGATATTTCAAGTTCGGTTCACGCACGCTACTGTTGGGCGATTATGGCACAACTGGGGGGGCGATTTTGATAGAATACAAATAAAAAACAACTATATGATCACAAAACTCAACTTCACCGACCGCACCATCAAGAGCTATGCTATCCGCAAGCTCACGCCCAAGGAATGTTTCCGTCTGATGGGTGTTCGCGATAACGTAATCGGCACGATGCAGAGCAGCAATGCCCAAGCGGCCGAACGTCTGCCCGACTGGAAGGGCAAGGGCAAACCCGAAGATATGGCTATATCTGCCTCACAACAGTACAAGCAAGCCGGAAACAGCATCGTGATCGACGTGTTGGCCCACATCTACGAGCAACTATTCTACCCCACGCCCAAGCCTCGCAAGCAGGAACAGCTCTCGCTCTTCGACGACCTCGACGACGCACTGCCCGCCATGCCCCCTACCGCAGCCCACGCTGCTGAGGAAAAGATTTTCCTTACCACGTTCTCCGGCTACGACTCACAGCTCATGGCAGCCGACGTGCTGAAGGAGTGGCATCCCGACTTCCGATGGACGTGCGCAGGATGGAGCGACATCGACAAATACGCCTGTCAGATGCACAACCTCGTATTTCCGCAGTTTGCCGACTGTGCTCTTGGCGACATCACCAAGATAGACTGGCACGCCGTAAAACGCTCGCTCTGGGGACGCGAGGTTGACCTCTTCACCTATTCCTCGCCCTGTCAGGACATCAGTCAGGCGGGCAAGCAGATGGGCTTGCAGGAAGGCAGCGGCACCCGAAGCGCACTGCTATGGCGTGTGGCAGATGCCGTGGAGGTGTTGTACCCCAAATATCTCTTGCAGGAGAACGTGGCGGCACTGGTAAGCCAGAAGTTCATGCCCGACTTCCAGAAGTGGCTCGACAAGCTCTCCTCGCTCGGCTACGTCTCACGCTGGGCTCGCCTTAACGCCAAGAACTACGGTGTGCCGCAGAAACGCGACCGTGTATTCTGCCTCTCCATGCGCCAGGACGTAGCCTTCGACTACCAGTTCCCCGAACCCTTCGAGCTGACCACCCGACTGGAAGATGTTCTGGAAGAAGAGGTAGCCGACCGCTATTTCCTCAAAGACGATGCCGTGAGCAAGTTTCTCAAGGCAAACGACTCCGACAACGCTCTCTTTATGCAGTTCGACCTGTCGCCGACTCACGAGGCAGCGATGTTCCTCAAGACTGTGCTCCAGATATGGATGGAGAAACGCAATGGTTGGGATAGGGGAATAGCATGGAGCGAGGAGGATTTGAATGCCCAACGTCCTGCCGTAAAGAAACTCTACGAAACCTTCAAAGAGTCAATTGATAATGTAGATGATGCTTTCTGGCAAGGCTTCAGAGAGAAGTTCAAGGAGAATATGGAGAGGAAGAAGGATGGAGTGTAAACTGACTCACGTCGCCCCTTTCTTCCGTCTGAACGGGGGGGGTAACGGACAAATGGTGAATGTGACCGATGGGTGTTGTGCGGCAACCATAACCACACGCTATGGGGCTATCGGACCAACCAACATCCTCACGCTCGCCCACTATCCAATGACAGTAGTATTGTATGAGTTTGAATAAAAGAACGTATATCCCTATATTTGCCCAAGTTTTATTTCTTGGCTCTCTCCAACAGCATTGTGTAAAGCAGTCAGTTCGGGGAGGGTATAGTTCGGCTTTAGGAACGACTGACTTAGGGCTTCCAAAGATAGTGATTGAATATGATTAAACAACAACCTCTGAATGTTTGTATGGGAGGGGTAGCAGTAACGCTCAACACCCGATATGAGCGGCTATGCGTAGAACATTTTATGTCGCTCGCCCATTTTCCAAGGACAGGAGTAATCGTAGAATATGCTTAACAAGAACGCTCGCTTAGAGATAATGTTCCAACGTGGTTTCCGCCCCTCTCATGCCGTATGGATAGACACCTACAACAAGCAATTCGGGGGGGGAGTATCATTTACACCATCCAAGCCGGAGTGAGCAGCCGTAACCACTATTATGTAGCAGTAGAATTATGAACAACCTCCGTCCTATCATCCTCGGCTCCTACAGCCCCTCGCAGAACGGCATCATCGTTTCGCCTTGCGGAATAGCACCCTGTATAGCCGGGGGAGGCAAGGGACATGATGTAGACAAGCCCAAAATCCTAATAGAATATGATTGAAAAACCACCAATCGGGAGGCAAATCGGATGTATTTGCTTAGGTCTCCTGATTCCTCCATCCCCCGGATGGCACGACCTGTGCCTTCGCATCTATTCACCCCACGGTTGCAGTCCGTGCGTTCCGTCAAGGGCACAAGACGCAACCATCTGCCCGAAAATACTCATAGAATATGATTGAAAGATCCGTCCTCATCCATTACCGCACGGAAGAAGCCAAAGCCTACAGACGTGAGCATGGTGACCTTGGCGGATGCAGATATCAAGACAAGCTGCATCGTCCCAGTCCGTGGACGTGGAGTAATACAATCAGCACCGTAACCAAAGACAACCTGTTATGCTACGTTTTCGCATAGCCGCTATTAGGGGCAGGGATTCCGACAATCCGACAGGCGGACGGTACTGTCAGCGGTTGGAGATAAATTGCGAGGGTACAACAAATGCGCTCACATCTGTAAATAAGGATAATATGGTATATATAATTTATGACTAATCAAATCCCATTTGTTCAACGTATGTCTCACCTCGTCCCTCGATGTGGGTATACTACAGCTCTCGCATCCAAATATTGGGACTGGGCAGGACTACGTGACGAGCACGGACAACACACAATCGTATTGATCGAGTATGAATAATTACGAACAAAAACAAAATGATATGACAACAGTAAAAACATCAGACTTCTTCATCTGCACATACGCTTATGAGAAGAGACAGGATGACGGAAACGTCAAGAGAGTGAAGGAACAGTATGTAGTTGATGCACTCAGCTTCACCGAAGCGGAAGCACGGATAATCGAAAGCATGCAGTACTTTGCAAGTGGGGAAACTCAAGTAGTGGATATATCAAGGGCACCGTTCAGCGAGATATTCTTCACTGATGACGAGGAGGCAGACACATACTATAAGCTGAAAGCCAATTTCATCAGCCTTGACGAGAAGACCGGGAAAGAGAAGAAGGAATCTCACTGCTACCTTGTGCAGGGAACATCAACGCAGAATGCCCAGCACAACTTCGATGCAGAGATGAAAAAGACAATGATAGACTATTCGGTCGGTGCTATCATAGAGACAAAGATAATGGATATATTCCTGCATTAATCATTCGACAAATGAAATACCCCAGATATAAGATAAAGGAATTCATAGGAGGGAACACTGAATATATCACAGAGTGCCCTTTTGGCGAAGAAGGAAAGTATACACACAGGATGCTGATGGTCGGCTCGTTGGCATGCCAACATTGCAGGCATTTCAAGGACATAAACAGAAAGAATCGTGTAGTGTCCTGTGGATTTATGTAATAACGTTTAAAACAAGCAACAATGAAGACAAAGAAAATCTCAATCATCAGGCGCATAACAGAGCGCATTCTCGGCAAAAAGTTCTACATCGCAGTAATAGCACAGAAGGGAACCAGTACCTACTATGTCAACTCTACGATATACAGGTCTAAGGATGATGTGCTGAAATACAAGAAGCACGTTGACAACTTGCAGTCGGTGGTGTTCGTATGCTATTACTCGTTCCGTTCACGCAATGATTTCCGCCTGTCGGTCGGTGACGGAAAGGCAGTTGATGTTGAGGAGGCGAAAAAACTCGCAAACAAGTAGCGACAAAGGTTAACGGATAAAAATGGTATTTGAGAATCTAAAACTATATTTGCAATGACAATAAGAAGAATAATCAGAGCGATAAAAGGTCTGAGATATCGCAGATGCTTCGTTATGCTTGACGGACGAGGCAACTCAGTGACTCTCTCAAAGGGACTCTACAGGCACATCATGCGCAAGGAGAGGGACGATATGTACATACATGTGTTCAAGGCAGGGGATTCAAGACAGTACTGCTTCGCCTTCCGTGAGGACTTTAAACAGCTGAAGGACACGAATACCATCTTCACGCAGCTGCAATACAATGCCGAGCACAAGAAGATAGGTTTTAGCACAACTCAGCCGAGTGTTTCGGGGATTCTGGGTGACTACAATCTCCTCTTAGACAGGAAGGTGCGTCTGACGGTCTTCCCTCGCAAGACAACCAACAATGAGGTGTTCTACGAGATTCAGCGGCCTATGCGCTCGCAAAACGAAACAAGATGATCCAAGACATCAAATTCCAAGGTCTGTCCAATTCTCCATCCGACAATAGTGTGCAGGATGGGGAGTTGGGCAGCTGCCTTAATCTTATACCAGAAGATGGGGAGTTGAAGCCTGTCTCTAAACCAGAGATTGTAGAAAATTTCACATTGCCAAACAGCACCTGCTCCATCATATATCTGCATAAGGTGATCCACGGAAACGAATTCCATTCTCACTACCTGTTGAATTGTACTAATGGTTCGCCTTATTCTTGGTACTGGACAGAAAAGGGAGGTGACGGAACGCAGCATGGGTTAGATATTGGAGACTTTAAGGTAAACTCCGTGGCTGCTGTAGGAAATATCTTATGTCTTGTTGGAGATTTATCTATCAAATATTTATATTGGGTTGGTGACAATTATCAGCTGTTTGATAGAGATAACTTCAACTATGCAATCAGTATCGGTTTTAATGATATAGACATATATGGTGGCTTAAAAGAAATAACATTAGGCGATGACTTTTGGGATTATGTTACTTATGAAACCAGTCCTTCTGGGAGCAGGAAGATAACAGGAATGAATGTTAACCAAGTTTCAAAGGCCTTCAATATGTTTGATGCTAATATTAACAAGAATTTGTCAGATAAGGGAAAAAAATGGCAAAAGTATTTTGTATTTGGTGTCGCAGCAGTCAGATTGTACGATGGAACTCGCTACAACATTTCTAATATTTTTAAACTTGATTATAATGGTGAAACATTAAACTCGGTACAAGTTGACCCTAACTCAAAAAAGTTCGTGTCGGCTGGCCCAGCAATAGTGGCTTGGACTATCAATGTGAATATGGATAAACTTGATAAGGTATCAAATCTCGTACAAGGCATTGATATTTTCTTAAGCAAAGCCGAATCGTTTGTGAATTTTGAATCGGCAGCAGCCGAATATTTTGTGGCAGAAGGCAATGATAAAGACCAAGGCACAATGTTTTTTACAATGATGTCCGGGAAAGAAGCTGCCAGTGCTATAGATTCCCTAACATTCTATCATTCACTATTTATCAGCAAAGACGAATTCGGTAAGACCATAGAACTAAAAAGGGTAGAGGGAACTGAAGAATCATTATCTTTGGCTAACCTATATCGTTCAGATTTAGGAGGCGGATGCGCAATTACATATAACAACAGACTTCATGTGGGGAATGTAAAAGACGGTTATAATGTCAATTTGCTAAGTGATATTACTCCTGTAGTATCATCACTACCAGGCGGTACTCTATTAGATGATGAAGGAATAGTACATGTAAAAGCATCAAACAAAGAATTCTGGTGCAAGGTTAGCAACTTAAGTGCAAGGCTATATTACTTTGTATGTGTGCCAATTTTATACGTTGCTGAAATCACATTCTATAAAAAGACAGGGACTACGTTTGAGAAATCTATAGTTGACCTGCATTCATCTGAAACTATGGCATTCTCTTTTTACGTCAAAGGAGAAGGAAAGAAAAACGTGCCACAATTCGCCTTACCATGGGAAAAATCTTCAGAAGAAGAATGGGCTAACATTGTCCGTGATTATGAGAATTACCAAACAAACACGAATACGATTCCATATTCCTCCCTCATCAAGGTCTCAGAGGCTGAGAATCCCCTCGTTTTCCCTGCCTCCAACAGTGTACAGGTCGGCTCGTCCGTTATAAAAGCGATGGCTGCCAACACCAGACCTATCACGGAAGGTCAGTTCGGTGATGCTCCTCTCTATGTCTTTACCGATGAAGGAACTTGGATGCTGATGTTGTCTACCGATGGAGTGTACCAAGCAAGGCAACCTGTAAACAGGGATGTGTGCTCCAACCCGGATGGCATCTTGCAGATTGATGATGCAGTCCTCTTCCCGACAGAGCGAGGGATAATGATGCAGACAGGCAGTACTGCGAAACTGATAACAGATGCCCTTGACGGTGCGGTGTTCGACTATATGCAGCTCTACAAGGAGAGTTATAGCAAGAAGATCCTTGCAGTCGGGAGCATCCCGGAAGCTGGCATAAAGTACATCCCATTCCGTCAGTTTATGAAAGGTGCAGATATGGTGTATGATTACTATGACGCTCGCATCATAGTGTTCAACCCAGACTGCGCCTACGCATACGTGTACTCTCTTAAAAGCGGATTATGGGGAGCGATGGAGAGCAATATAAAGAAAAGGGTGAATATCTACCCGGAATCGTATGCGATAAATGGAGACCGCAAGATAGTGGACTTCTACCAGAGTCAGCCTGTTGGCCCAACAAGATATTTCCTCTGCACACGACCTATGGCGATAGGCAGTGCTGAAGCGTACAAGACGATGTTCAGTTGTATAACAAGAGGGTATTTCCGCAATGAGGTGGGCAAATGTGGAATGGCTCTCTATGCAAGCAACGACCTGTTCAAATGGTTCCCTGTTTCCACATCGGTAAACAAGTTTCTCCGAGGTATGTGCGGTTCTCCGTACAAGTATTTCCGTCTCGCTCTTATAGGTAGCCTGTTGCCCGAAGAAAGTCTTGGCGGACTCTCTGCCGATTATCAGGAGAGATGGCAGAACAAGTTGCGATAATAAACAAAGGGAGTGCTCACGCATTCCCTTTGCCTGTGAATCAAACAATATGAAAAAAGTCTTTTTAAAACTAACCTATGAAAAACTAATCTTAATATGAAAAACTAATACCTATTTATGATTTGCCTGTCGCTATTTCCTTGATTTTTTCGGTTAATGTTGTCCTGAAATCCTTCGTGTCGTCCAATGTCACAGATTGCAGCATCGGTAGATTGAATTTCAAGGCTTCAAGGTAGAATCGACAGAAATCCTTCGGCTCGCACCGGGTCATCGAGAAAACGAACTTGCCGTAGTTTTCTCTTGAGTAGTCAGCCATCAGCTCCCGGAATTCTTTTTTTACAGGAGATTCATATCCCTTCTGCACTCCTCCTGTCTTCTTCCTGCCTTTGACAAATTGTCCCTTTTCGTTACGTTCTGCTGCCATAATCAGTATTATTGTACTGCAAAGATAAATATATATATGTAGACATCTTTGTTATCCGTTAACGCTCCATATCGTGATTCCAAGTATTAACGGATAAAACAACAATGCGGAGATGTATACTTAACTTTGTCACATTATTAATAATGTAAAGTATACGTATATGTGGGGAGCACTAATAGGAGCTGGACTTTCACTCGCCTCTTCCATTGCAGGAGGCATAAGCAATAGAAAGGCAGCAAAAAAACAGGAAGAAATGCTGAAAAAGCAGAAGGCGGACAATCAGGCATGGTATGACCGCAGATATAACGAAGACCCGACCAAGCGAGCGGATACGATTCGGTTGCTGACGCTTATGCAGGAGCAGATTCGGGACAGGAATCGTGCGGCTAAAGGCAGACAGGCGGTAATGGGAGGAACGGAGGATTCGACAACAGCAGTCAAAGAGGCTAACAACAAGGCTCTTGCTGATACAACATCACAGATTGTAGCTGCAAACGACAGTCGTAAGGACAACATCGAGCAGCAGTATCAGCAGAACAAGCGCAACATCGAAAACTCTCAGATGCAGATGATGGCAGACCGGGCAAGCAACACTGCTAATACGGTCGCAGGAGTAGCAGGAACTGCATCCAACATCGCTAACCTCCTTGATGAGGCAGGAAAGAAGAAGACAAGCACAACGACAACGACAACTGAAAACAAAGCGTAATATGAGTGCATTGAGTTATCTACAGCAGAAAAATGGCTTAAAGACGATACAGACGGTTGTCAACAAGCAACAGAGCGGTGAGGATGCAGAGCAGAAGGCTAACCCGGTACTGCAAGCATCCGTGCTGACTGAGAACCAATTGCAAGATGCAGCGAAGAAGATTGACGATGCGAGCAAAACAGCGGCACAGGATGACGTGACGAAAGACATCTGGCAGCGTGCTCACCCTATGCAGATGGGTGCGAACGCCAATCAAGATCACGATATCGAAAGTGATGATGACCTCTTTAACATACCTGTCGTTAAGCAGGACGAGACTCCTAAAAGGATGAGTTATGCAGAGATGTTCAAGGCGATGTATGGTGATGGAGGAGAAGAGACGGAAGAACAAAAAAAGAAACGGCTGAAGCGTGAACGCACTAACGCTCTAATAGCATCAGTCGGGGATGGTCTCCGTGCTCTGGGCAATATGTATTTTGCTACAAAAAATGCTAAGGTTGTACACAATCCTGAGCAGGATATGAGTGCAGCTATGCTCAAGCGCAAGCAGATGATGGATACGCAGAGAGAGACTAATCGGGCAGCTTGGCTTAAGGGATACCAGAAAGCGCAGGAACTGGATGAAGAAGCGAGGAAGAACAACATGACGATAGGCGAGACTACACGCTATCACAAAAGACTTGAAAAAATCGCAGACCGCAAGGGTAATCAGGCGGACAGAAGGCTCGATCAGAATCAACAGAAGATAGACCTTACTAAATTCAAATATACGAATGAAAAGGAGTATAAAGACAATAAAATATCAATTGACGAATACAATGCGACAACTAAAAGGATGGAAGCTAAGAGACGTTCAGCCAAAGCTGCTAAGTTATCCGGGGGTGACAAAAATATGCAGGGATTATGGTATGAATATCTAACGATAAAAGATACTCCTGATGGGAAAAAGAAAGTAAGGGAAATACTGAGAAGAATAGGAGCGAAAGATGTGAATCAACACAACATCCGCTACATCATGGACAAGTTGAAAGGTAGGTCTTCGTCATCATCATCTGGCGGTGGTGGAGGTGGAAAGAAGCCAAGTCAGCACAGGAATACCACTTCTGGTGGGGGAAAAAAGAAGAAAAGACCATATTAATAATTAAAGCATAGAGATTATGGCAGACAACGACAATAGATACAGGTTGTGGCAAACGATAAGCAAGGAGTATCTTTTATCGTT